TAACACCGCCAGCACTAACAACGCCTGTTTCAGCCGCCACCTGAACACCAGTGGCAGTAGCAGCAGGGCTAGTTTCAACAGTAAAGGTAAAGTTGCTGTTGTCCTTACGCTGAGAAGCCATACCCTTACCAAACACAGCACGGACAATTAGAGCCTCAGTATCGTTTTGATTCATATCAAGTTCAGCATTTTCAATAGCCAAAGCGATAACGTCATCTTGCCACTTAGCACCATAAATCTCTTCAGTCATAGTGCCATAATAGGGGTCATCCTCACAAGTAGCGCCATCAAGCACAGCCAGAGCCATACCAGTTAGGTTAATAGTAGCAGCAGAAGTAGCAGTCAAAGACAAATTTTGATTACCTTCAAGCTGGAACTGAGGAATATCAACAATCAGACGGCCATAACGAGTAGCATCAGACTGAGTACCAACCTTGCCACTATACAGGTCAGTCATAACAACGACATGCAAAGTAGCAGGAACGTACTGAGATTTGATAGTAATACTCTTGGCATTCTCATTCTGATAGAAATACTTAACACAATAAACCTGACCAGCAGTAGCGCCAGCAATGGTCATAGTAGTGCCAGTAATAGTACCAATCTGCCAATCACTATCAGTAGGCTTCTTATACCAACCAATCATAGTGCCATCAAAAGCTACAGGGGTTTCAGTGACGGTAACAGCCCCAGCAGTAGCAGTTAGTTCCTCTTCTTTAACAGAAAGGCCACCAGATTCAATATTAACACCCAGAGACAGTGCCATATAGTTTAGGTCAAACATTGCATCAGTCAAAGTAGCAGTCAGAGTAGAATCGTGGAAATAGCGACCAAGCAAACCATTACCCTGACCACCACGAATATCCTCAGCAGTAATAGCAAAATCGAAGGTGCTTTCAGTCAGAGTTTTGGCAACACCAACAAGGTCATTGCCCTTAAATAGCAGAGCAGTGCCTACACCAGCCAGAAAATGATTCTGTGCCATTATAACATCCTCCTTATTTATTTATAAATTTATCATATACTTGAGACAAATTGTCTCCATAATCTGTCCCTGAAGTTGTTTTTATAGCGTTTGCATTACTACCCATAGATTGAGCATATTTGTCTGCGTCAGCCATATAACCATCGTATTTACCTTTCTTTTTCTTGAAAATCCAATGGTCAATTTCATTCCCTTTGCCAGCATATAGCAAAATAGGCCGAGTTGTCTCAAACTCAACCTCACCATAAACTTCCTCAAACAACAGACTGTGACTTCTATAAGTCATATTCATTTGTTCTTGTTTACTTATCCCACAATGCGCTGTAATAATCGCCATACGCCTCTCAATAGTGGGCGGTTCAACACCAGCGTTTTTTACAGCGTCAACCTCAGTCATCATCTTCTTAATCTCAGGATTGATATACTCATCATCATAATGTATTAAGTTCTGATACATAATGATTTTACGAATGTTATCAAAATCTTTCGACCCTATTGAAAAGTCATCATTTATCTTCAAATATGGCCTTGAATTATCATCAAACCCCACATAAGGATTTTCAACGTGTAAGCAATATTTGAGAATATTGACAAATTTACTTATGTTAATTTCGTCTTGAAACAAAACATTATAAATAAAGGCCAAATAAGACATCTGGATAATCTCAACTGAATCTGAGGTGTTTTTATCAATATCTATTACAGACATACTTGATAAAAAAATTTCACTGTCTTTCACAGTGATAGGATAAATAAGCAGTGTTTTATCTTTTATTTTATATTCAACAGGTAGGTCAAAGTAAAAATATGCTTTGCGATATAGGTCTAAATTAAGATTCGCACCCATACTCCTCACCTGTATCTCCAACATTAACAGCTAAGAAAAGCTGAATGCCAGTGAATGTTTTAGAATTGCCAATGGTGGCACGGCCTAACGCATATCTTGACATATCATCAAGAAACGTTAATTTACCAACGCCACCAACCTCTGCACCATTTAGCACAGCCATCGCCTTATTAATAAACAAATCGCCTCTGCTAACAGGGATTCCATTATATTCTACAAGGCTCATTTGACCTCCATACAAGAAGTCAAACGCATATACTACTGTGCTGCTATATAGTTCTTTGGCATGAATATAATAGTCATAGATTTTAAGTACACACTTGCTCTCACAAATAGCGTCCTCTACAAGCGGTGTAAAGAACACACCAAATTTCTCTTGTGGCCCATTTCGCCAAATTAACTCTAACTTTTGGTCAAAAGTCAAATTAGGTTTGTATAGTGCATCATAACTATTATATTTTAGCAATTTCCACAAATCTTCAGCCGCATCTTGACGGGCAAGATAAACAAGTATATTATATGGAATATAAGGCAAAGCCGATAATGAATTATACATAACTTACCTCCTTATCCCATCATACTTACAGCTTGAATATCAAACTTGGCCGTTTTGCTAATATTATATGTTTTATCAACAATAGTGACGCTCATTGTTAAGGGCATGGCGCTCCGCTTATTACAAGTCAACTGCCAGCCAGACGTTGTTTTCTCAACAGTTAAATATTCACTGTCTGCATTTATTCTAACTGTATCGGGCTTAATTTCTACGCCACCAATGAACACCTTAACATCAAATTCAATAGTTTGATATTCTCTAATCTTATTAAAAGCCGGGTCAAGATAAATCTCAGGCTCAACAACTTGTTCGCCAACAGTAATCTTAATACTGTCTGTAACGGCCTCATTGCCACTCAACGTGACGGTAATATCCGCACTCTGGCCGACTTCACCAATTACAGTATAATTGCCGGTGTCGGCAATCGTGACAATTTCAGGATTACTAGTTCGCCAAATAACCGGCCTATCAACCTCTTTACCATTTAACACAACGTCAACGGTCAGAGTACCAGTAGAACCAGCACTTAATGTCATGTCGGCAGAGTTAATTTTGGCTTTATAGTTATAATCTCCATTATAAGCCACACCATTAACTAAATCATCGCCATCATGAATCTCATCCAAATACAAATCAAGATACAATAAAGTATCGTAATCTGTAGTCAAGTTAAGATTCAGAGCGTTTTGATAACCATACAGCTTAAAAGGCCGACCGCTAAGAACATATCTTGTGTTGGTCTTGAACAACCGTAATGTATTGACATTGCCTTGTACCATAACAGTAGCATGGTTGTTTGGTGTTAAGATATATCTGGACACCTGTACCGAGGGGCTTGACATATCATAATCAACCACGCAAGGAACACTGAACACTGAACCATTCTCAGGGTCAACAATTTTTAGAACGTTGTTGCATCTTCTTAATCCAGCATCTTGAGCAATGCCACTGAAATGGCCAAATTCATTACAAATCCACCAAGAGTTATAAAACTGATAATATAAACCTCGTGCCACAATATGGTTAATATCACGAAAATAAATCTTAATGAAATCACCTGAATCTCTCATACCAGTGGTCACATCGCCAACAGTTGTCTTAACCCATGCGTCAACAGTCTTATATTCATCAGACCCAATTTCGGTTTGTTCTTTGATTTTTCCGCCATTCTCAGGCGTTTTAGCGGCAGTATTGTCCCAAGACTGGTTAATAAAAGACTGAGCCAAATCCCGGTAATAATCGTTTGGAGTGGCCCCGCCAATGATGCTATACTCGATAGGCATGACGATAGCCCTCCTTTTCTTTTTCAATTAGCTTAATCATGTGCAAGACGACACGCCGAACGTCCTCTTGTTTGGCCTCGCCTCCCAAATGAATAAGCCCTTTGACTAAATCACAGATTTCTTCATTTCCCCGCCCAACATACTGAATATATACTCGGCTTAAATAAGACCGATAACATTGTAAAGCAAAATCATCTTTTTCACGAATAGCCGCTTCAAAAAGGGGCAAAATTTTATAAATTCCATCTACCCTTTTATTCTGACTCATGTCCTCACCGCCTTAAAAACCGTAAGAATCAAGGTCAAGTAGTAGATACTCTTGTGTTGCCCTATCGACTTCTTCTCTTAGCTTATCAATGACATTTTGCTTTTCCTTAAAATTCTGAGATTCGCTGTTATAAGAATACTGATTCTTAATGCCCAACTTTAGCGCAATCTGCGCCGCATTGTTGTTTTCTCTCTCCCACCAAGCAATCACCCAATAACGAGAAAGAATATAAATCTCAAGATTAGTTAAATCAACGTCAAACTCACGAGTTTCAACGTTATAAGTCAGGTCTTGCCGACATTCGGTAAATTGAGGAAGGGCGTTAAAAAGTAGGCCATCACAAAATTTCTGAAAATTATCATAGCTATTCTCAAAGAGCTTGTTCAGCTTATAATCTTCAACAATACTGAGGGCCAATGTTTCAATCTGGTCGAAACTTGTCAACTAACATCACCCCTTATTCCTCTTCTTCAGGTGTAATGCTCATTAAATCCTTTCCACAGAGCTTGCCAATCTCGACAACGATATTGGCATCAATAGGTAGCCCGTTTAGCTTACGATTAACAACCATATCCACGATAATCTCTCTCTGCGCCATAGAAGCCTGTTTATAAATCTCACAAACATCGTTAGCGTTCTGCTGAAGCAGTTCCTTGAGCTGTTTATCACTTAGAATTTCCTCATAAACGCCACTCAAGTCATTCTTATTCACAAACTCCTTGTCTGCAATATACACCATACCACTTGCGATAGTATTGGGCATATTGGATAGGATAGCTCTGGCTTCAGACTCAGGAATCATCTTATAGCCAAACTGCTTATCAATGTGATACATTCTATTGCCCTTGAGGGTCAGGCCACCGGGTACAAGGCTAATAAACTTAATACCACGAGCCGCTTTTTCCTCGATATTTACAGGATTGGTAGCAGCCTGAGCTTGCATCATAACCTTGATTTGGGCCATCAAATCAGCCATCTGTTGTTCCTGTTCAGCAATCTTAGCCTTTAGAGCCTCATTCTCCTCAACAGCAGAATTAGTAACCTCATTAGTAACCTCAGCAGTCTCAACAACCTCTGCTTCTGCGGACTTGATTTTCTTAGTGTTAGCCATTTTATTTAATCTCCATTCTTTCCATTTAATTCAAAAAAGGGGCCATATTTCAGGCCCCTTAATAAAAGTTAAAGATTACTCAGTAATCTTGTACTCACCAACATAAGCAGCGCCAACGAACTCAGCGGCATAGCTCTTCCGTAGAGTGAAATTCTGAGAGATGTCAGCGTTGTCATAGAACTGATTGCTATTGGTTAGAGTGGTACTCATAGCCATAACAACAGGCTTAGCAACAGCGGCAGAAACAACATACAGGGTGTTGTCATCTAGAGCCATGCCAAAGTCGGCAGAGCCGGTAGGAGCCTGAGGTAGCTCATAGATACCGAAACCATAGAAATCCTTCACATAAGACACAACAGGGTCACGGCCATCAATAACCAGACGGCCACCCAGAGTGCTATCGGGTAGAACGTTCATTAGAGCAGCGGCAGTACCCATGATAACGGGCTTGGCCATCATGTTATAAGCCTGAACACGCTGAGCAAGCTGAACCAGCTTCTTGCCGTCAAATGCGCCAGTCTCCTTGAACTGAGTGGGATAAGTGCCAGCGGCCAGACCAGCATTCAAAGAAGCAATAATCTCAGCGTTCATATCAAGCTCAATAGAGATGATGATAGCACGAACGGCCTCAGCAAGGTCATCCTTACCAGCCAGAACACGAGCCATATCAACATAAGTGGTAATGATATGCTCAACGGGGCTGATTTCAACGTTGCCAGCATACTTCTTCTGACGGAAGGAGGTACGTTCACCACGAGCGCCACGAGACACAGTATACAGAGTCTTGGGAGGAATCTTCAGATTTACAACGTCAGCATAACCAACAGTGCGGAAATCCACGAAGGGAGCAAAGGTGGCCTGAACGTAAGCAGGCAGAACCACGTTAATAGTAGCATTAATCAGAGCAAAGTTGGCATAGCGCAGCATGGGGTTGGCCAGAGCCACATCCATGTTGTTCTTGTCAATCTTCTGGCCAGAGATACGCTCAAGCTCGGCAAAATAAGCCTCACGAATCAGAGGAGCCTTCTCAGCAATGGTGCGAGACTTATCATAAGAACCCATGTTCTGACCCCACTCTTCAGCGGCCTTGTGATTATGATAGTCAGCGAAAGCAGTATAGAAAGTGGTATCGCCCTTGGCAAAAGCCACAACTTCATTAGGCATAACAGACATATTTATGATCTCCTTTATTATTTTATTTTAATCAGTTTTTGGTCTACTGTTAAGATTAGACTAGCTTCATTAGAACCCAAGTCTTGATAGCCTCGCCACCAATATCCATGGTACGAGCGCCAAGCATTTTAAAGTGAGCACCAGCTTCAGTGGTATTAGCAGTCATCAGACCAGAGGCTTGGACAGTAGCATAAGTGGCAGAAGATGCGGGTTCAGCAGTAAAAGCACCAGCAGAAACCTCAATGCAGTCTCCCTTGATTAGACGCTTAACAGAGATAGGCTTGCCAGCTTCGTTAGTAAAATAACGGGGGTCATCATAGACCTGAGCATCCACATTGTAGCCCTGAGGAGGAGTGCCAGCGATTAGGTCAGGGTTAGCGCCAACATTAACAGTAAACTCGTAAGCACCATCGGAATTAGGGGACATAGCACCTAGAGCCAGGAAAGTTCCATTATCAATATCGGTGGCAGCGATACCGCACAGATTCAGGCTGTCAACATCCCAGTACGCACAATGAGTGCCGTTAAACACAGTATGATTCTTAGCCATAATTAAATTTCTCCTTTATAACAATAATTTTTAGTTTGGTAGAGGGCAACTATTCCTCAAACCAGAGTATTACTTGCTTTCAAGTTTTTCCCAAATACTGTTGGGGTCAGAATGTTTGATAATCTTGGGCATAGCAAAACTAAATACACCCTTATCATCTTTCTTAATAGTTTTCTTTACTTCGCTAAAGCAAGTGGCCTTGACCTTGTTGCTCCAAGCATCAATATCATTTTCGCCACAAGATAGTCCCTCAGCCTTAAATTCTGCAAATTGCTCATCGTTGATATAAGTACGGACTTCCTCCATAACACTATCCACACGGCAAGCCATTTCCTTAGCAACAACAGCGGCCTTATAAGCCCGTAGTTCCTCAAGCTCAGTATCCTTATCCATGATGATATGGTCACGTTCCTCAACGCTCTTTTCAAGCTCAGCAATCTTGGCCATCATCTCGTCCTCAGACATTTTGGTGGGTTCACCTTCATCAGGCTTCTTTTCGCCCGCCTCGCCTTCACCTTCATTTTTCTTAGGGTCAGCGAACTTGGTATACTGTTCAACATTTTCAGGCTCAGCAAACTTCTTAATGTTGTCAGTTTCGGTGAACTCCTGTTTAACCTCTACCAGTTCATCAGAAACAGTCATACCTTCCTCAGTTAGGCTAAAGTCAAGACGGTATAGCTTTTGGTCACGGTCACTAAGAATAGCGAACCTCTGATTATCCTCTTCATAAATGCCCTGAATACAATAGTCCCAAGCATCATGCTCATGGATAGCAGCATAAACACGTCCCCACAGGTCGCCAATGTTTATAGCGTTAAATTCAATCTCAGCCATCTTTTCCTCCTTTCCACCTTCATTGTCATCCAAATCAAGTTTCTTATAAATCTTTTCAATTTTATTTACAACGGTAGTCTCATTCTCTTTCTTGGCATAACCAAGAGCAGAGGTAAGGCCGTCCCGGTTGTATACAAAAGTGTCACCTTTAAGTTCCATCACTGGATACTTTAGATGTTCAGAGGGAGCTTCTTCCCAACCATCTTCGACAAGCATATAGACAGCCTTAACAAGGGTAGCCTTGTTGTTGGCCTCCATAATCTTATCTCTCATGGCCGTTTTATCCACTTCGCCCCATGCCTTATCAGACATGGCCTCTTTAGATTTATCAATCTTATAAGTCTTAGCCATACTTTCAATACGCTCCTTGGCAAACTTTTTCAAGGGGGTGAGATTATGTTCGTTCATTTTGTTAAAATAAGCATCTGCATCTTCTTGAGAGAAACGAATCATAGTTACATCGGACTCAGGGCAACTGGGTTTTACAGCCTTGCCGAGAGTGGTCACACCTACAATGTTCAGAGATAAAACCTTATCGTTCGTATCATCGCCATTTTCGGTCTCAACCCTCATCTCAACACTAACCGCCCGTTCATTATCATCTACAAACATATCATAATATTTCTTTGCATACATCTTAGAGATAACAGCCGTTGCATAAGCCCTCAAATAACCATCATCATCTTCCACAAACTCAATTTCTTGCTCTTTGGGGAAAATACCCATAATTTGTTCATCAGGCTCGTGCGTAGTAGCATCAGTGCCAAGCCAATTCATCTTGGCCACCATCCACTTACCTAAAACCGTGCTTGCGCATTCTCTCAATACTTTTTCAGAAATCTCAAGCCCATGACTATTTGGCCGTGTGCTTAAAAAACCAACTTTGGCGATTGCGAACTCTTTTTCATCGTAATCGTCAAATTGAATCTGCTGAATAGTATCAACAGCAAATTTAATAAGTTTTTCCAACATCTCACCTCACTTCTTTATTAGGATTATATCAAGACTCGACAACGCCAAGTCTTTTTAACACTTTGTTTAATTTATTAGACTTTTTAAAATAAACGGCCCCATTATCCATATAAGAAGGGGCGACACCGGCTTGATGAATAGCAAACGCCAAATCTTCATCAGCCATAAAATATTTACTTAGGTCAGATGGTGTATCTCTAATAACCATTACTTATTCTCCCCAAGAATCCAAAAGTCAGGAATATCATGGTCATAGGCAGGGCTATCGCCATAAATATCGATTTTATCGCTGAGCAATATCACTTGCTCAACAACCTTATTCACGTCTTCCAGCAAATCAAGCAAATCTGCATAAACATGAATATCATTGTTATCAAAGGCGATTTTAGCACAACCCATCATCATTGCTTGAAAGTTGATATTAACTTTTTCAAGGTCTTTAATAATCTCGATTACAGAACTATAATCTTGGCCACCTTCAGGCGTTGCTGCATAGTAGACAGGGATATTGTAGCGCTCTAAACATTTCTCGCCAATCAAATCAGACAAAGTGGGGTAATAATGAGCAATACCATGATGCACCAAATTAGCAGTCTGATTATATGCGAACTTAACACCAAGAACGCTAACCAGTCTGTCTAAGTGACGATTCATCTTAAAGCACTCGCCAATAAGTTCTGTAACAGCGTTAATTGTATTTTGTGTCACTAACATATCTTTCACCTTCTTACTGATCATCGTTAAGCTCTGCTGAATCAGATTTGTCTAATTTATCTTTTTCAGGCCGACCGCCCGTGTATTCACCAGCCGTTGTGTTTGTGTTCAACATAAGCTGGCTATACTTATCAAGCCACCCACTATTCTTACTGGCCATTAGGCTCTTCTCAAATACAACGGGGTTCATGCCAATCAAAGACGCATAAACAGAGCTATCAAACACAAGGCCCTTATCGGCCAATTTCATTACATTATCAAATCTCTGTTGGCGCTCACTGCGATAAGTAGACCCATTAAACACAAACTGCCACTTAAACTTCTTGGTAAGCTGATTACCAAAGAAATTCATAAACTTGCTAAACTGGTCATATAGAGGACGCATAGTCTGATAAGTTTCGTTCTGTCCAGCCTCAATCTCAGCATTAGACATTCTATCAGAACTATAAATAACCCGACTTACATTACTACCAACGCCAGCAGTAGAGCTTACCTGAGTGGTATACATTGATGGGTTGCTATCATTATACTGGAAAAACTTGTTGTCACCAGTAGGCATGGCCGCAACCTTAATTGTGTTACCAAGACCTTGCTTTACTTTAGACATGAAAGCACCCAATGTCTTGGGGTCGATTGCAAACTGGTTTTTCTGTGTACCAGATTTAGCATTGTCAAACAACTGAATAGCACCAGCCAAAATACCATAAGCAGTATTTATGTCCTTATCCAACTGCAACTGCTGAACTTCGTCATCAGTAATGGCGTTCTTTAGCAGAGGGGCGAGATAAGGTGTGGTGTTAAAGTTGCTAAGATTCATTTTGAAGCAAAAAGCACCATCATTAGGGCTTGTCTGTGTCCACATAGCATAAGTGCCAACACGGTCTGCAAACGGATTAGTAGGACGGTAGTCTTTGAAAGACTCGTTTTCACTAAACACACGCTTATAATATTTCTTAAAAGCAGGGTCAAAACTATCAATGTCTACACCCGGATTCAAGAAATATTGCATATTAAAATCAAACAACGGCCCAACGTCACTCATTGCAGTCATCATGCAATAATCTTGAGGTAACATCTGCAACGCATACCGCATTTGGCCTTTATTGCCCCACTTGGTTTTGCGCCACCAGCAATAATATACTTCATGCAACAAAACCTGTTCAACTACTTTTCTAAACTCACCCTTATAGTCAAACTTTAGCAAAAAATCATCAATTCGCCGTTTATCGTCTTTATATGCCTTTGTATCATAATCAGATTCATCAGCATTGACACAGATACATTGTAAGTCAAAGGCCAAAGCATTGGCATAGTTTTTGACGGTTTTAGCGAAAATCATATCAAAAACATTCATGTATTCCATATAACTCTGAATGTTTTCTGCGTTATTGCGATAATCAGACAATGCTTGTCTAACGGCCTTAGATGTTGCTTCTCTTGCATCATTATTAAGGTCTTGCAAAATGGCATTGCTCAGCCAAGGCGACCACACATTATACATCTCACCGTAAGCTAATCCAGCCGCAAAATCAATAACATCTTGAACTTGAGATTTAGTTAATTTTTCAGGCATTTGTCACACTCCTTTCTTTTAGATTAAAAGACAAGTTGAATATCATCTATATCCAAGTCATCTTCTTGCATAGATTGATTATATTTGTTTTCGAGTTTACTGGCAATATAGTTACCATAAGATAAACAAATAGCACGATCTTTGGTTCCCATTCGGGGTTCTTTTAACCTTACCCTTCCATCCTTAAACTCAGCGCTCAAATTAACAGCCTCTTGTATCATCAAGTCAACTTGGCCATAAGGGGCAAGCTCCTTTGCTAAATCCTCACTTGACAACTCAAAAAACCGACCATTATCCTCAAGCACTTCTTGTCTATTCTGAGTAGGTATCAAAAACTTAATATTATTACTTTCAAGTTGTTTCTTCAACTCAACCCACATAATAGCGTTGAGTTCACTTGTACCAACAACAGGAATAATACAGGGTAAGGCGTTTTTATCAACTGTGCGCCCTACCAAGTCATCTATCTTATTGCTTGGGACAACGTGCAAATCTTTGTCATTTACAACAGTAAAACCACAAGAGTTCCACATATTACCACGTTCAGGATGTTCCCATTGCATAGTCATACGGTTATAAAGGACTTCGCCACCGCTACGAAGGTCGGGCACATAATAATCGGCCTGATAATCCCAAAATAACTCTCTTGCTCTATCAGCAGCGCCCAAACTATCACTAGCCGGATGTCCCTCAATATAATCTACATGACGCTCAAATCGGTTGCCTTTCCAATGCAAAGACATCAGCATAATAATGGTATTATCGTTTGCTTCACGAGATGTTGTATTAGCAAAAGCATAGTCTGTGATTACTAAACGCAACTCATTATCTTGCTTAGGAACATTGCCCAAGTCTTTCATTGTATATATGTCTATGCTGGTAGGCGGTATAAACGCCTGTTCAAGTGTTTGGTTTTCCTTAAAATTTTGTATCTTAAAGAAAGCGTCCTCAGCTTCACCTATCATCTCGTTCAAGTCCTCCATGCGATAATCCATATCGCTTGACATTTTTCTTGAACGGCGTAAATCGCCCCATGTTTTTAAACCATTCGCAATAGACAAGAATATATCGCCAGCAAAAACATTATACTGCGTCTTTCTGTCATTATAATAACCTGTCACGCAATCCTTAAATGTTCGCCAAAACCACTCAAACCGATAACGGGCGGATGTAATATAAATAGATTGACATTCTTCAGTCCATCGTTTATTATTAGAATACTCAGGGTTCTCAATGATATACTTTGCTTGTCTTGGATGTGCCATCTTTTCAAATACTGAGTCAATAATACCTTTTTTTAACAAACGGCACTCTTCATAAATCAATAGGGTCGCTCTACGGCCACGAGACCCCTCGTTAGCTGGTAGAACCTCAAGTGTAGATCCGTTTAAAGTACAAGTTATCTTATAACCATCATCACTCTTGGTGATAACCAAATATTCTTTCTCATACAAGAACAATAGATAGGGCGATAGCTTTTTAATCAACTCATCCCTTATCTTTTTCTCTACAATAACGTTAGCTTGAGCAATGGTTGATGCAGTAATGATAACCTCAGAGTAGGGATAAAGCAACATTTTTACTATTGCAGCAAGACCGACCATAAAAGTCTTTGACAAACCACGGCTACAAATAGCAAAAAACACATCACTAACACCCATCAGATATATCATCAAAGCCTGAAACGGCTTTAATTTAATCTGCAATACTAAGTCTACAAAAATATGCCAATTTCGGCGAAATAAAGTAACCCAGTTAATGATGTTATCTTCTTTTTCTTGAGATGTGAGTTTATGAGACGAACGTAATTGAGTGGTTATAAGGTTGTTTTCCATGAACTGTCTACGCAGTCCACCCATTCGGCTACGCATTATTCTTCACCTTTTTGAATCTCAGGATAGTCACGGGTATTGGCGATTAAATTCCTCATACATCTCATAATCTCGGCCCACTTAATACCAAAACCACTAAAATCCTTATATTTTTCTAAATCTTCACATTCACATGGTTTAGTATTTTCAACCATCCAACATATACGTTCAATATGCTTTTCAACTTCACTCTGTTTATTATCTTGAAACTTATCAAGTTTGAGCAAAGCCATATTCTTACGCAAACTTTCTTCGGCTTTAGTTATCTCGCCAATATCGCCGTTTTCATCAGCCTTACGTTTACGCAACTCAGCTTTACATAAATCTCTGTATCTTAACTCAAGGGCAGTATCCATATTGGGCAAATCTTGTGTGTACATATCAAAGAAAGCGTTTAACAGTTCATAATCCTCAACCTCAAACTTACCCCAAAGACGCTCCATCTCAGTCAAGTCCAAAGGCGGGTTATCCTCTACCTCTTTTCTTTCTACGCCAGTATCCACAAAGTCACTCAACTTCATATCACTCTGCCAAAAACCCTCTATGACAAAGCCCAATTCCTTGAGTGTATTGTGATAGGCCATAAACAAAGTAGACCCATTAGCACTTCCACTCTTGCGGCTAACAGCCATATCATAATATTCTCTAATAACAGGATAACCCATCTCAGCGCACAAACACCACAATGCCCCACCCTCAGATTTTAGTTCTTCCTGATATTGCTTGAATCTACTGTTAAGACAAGCACGGCAAAGTGGTAGATATATGTTATGATGAGGGTTGAGGCTTTGAATAAAGGCCGTCTTTTCTTTTGGCTTCATACAGCCTACACACCATGTTTGTGTAGTCCTATTAAACTCTGCCATGTTTCCCCTTTCTCTACATAGGAAAAGCGTGGGCTAAGTTATCTGCCTCAGCCCACACATCCCATGAAGAATATCCAATAATTCCTTATATTCAGTTTTGCTGGTAGTTTGGCTTTAGACCACTTACCAGAGATAATTAGACCATCTCCTTTCATACTTTAGTCAGATATTTACTGACAGTTGGACGCAAGGTTGTGGCCTCCTCTCATTTGAGAATTTTCCAATCGCCAATGATTAGTAGCGATTTCTGCTTTATTGTGCAGTACAAGAATTAAATGGGGTCAATTTATATACCACTCTCCCCTCGCCAAGTGGTAATCTCTGTTGGTTTTAGTTAATGTCTCACCTTTCGGCTGACAAGATATATTCAAACTCGCCCTTGCCCGTCACAAGCCCCACAAGCATCTGTAACGTAATCAAGTTAAACAAGGACGAATATTGAATCAAAGATAATAATTACGGCTCCAAGTCTTGCCATTATCTTCCTCGTACAAAGCCATATAACAACTTGGTCGTGCAGATGCTCTAATCTGTTTAGCATAGCTGTCTGTACCTACAATAGACCCAACACGAGTCAACTGTCTATCACCAAGTTCAGTAATACCTACAGTCTTACTTTCGGTACGATGCAAATGACCAGCCACAATCTCATCAACATCAATGTTGTACAGATTACTAAAATAATCCATGGTGGTCCTGAGGTCTTTGTCCTCACCATGTTGGAACATCACATTAACGCCTTGAATGTTTTTAATAGCAACATCTTGGTAATCATCAACCGTAATCCAATCTAAGTCTTGTAGACGCAATTTGATAAACTCAACCACAATCTTAGTTAAGTTTTCGCCTTCAAACATGGGGCGAGAGGTAAGGCTTCTTACAGTATCGTGATTACCCCCGATAATAACCACATTCACTTTTTTCTCAAGACGAATAGATAACTGATAAATCCATTCGCTTAGGAACTCAGCCAAACGAATAACCGTATCAGTCACAGGCTCACGTAGTTTGGTCAGGCTTGACTCTCTAAGAATACCCTCAACCAAGTCACCACAAATGGCCACGGTTAAATCATCAAACACAATATCATCGGCTTCAATCTTGTCAATGATAGACCAAAGCCGTGCACACATGATATCGTAGCTGTACTCGTTTACAATTTCGTTATAAATTCCTTTTACCGTAAACGTAGACCCAGCATGAAGGTCAGATATGGCAAGTAAAGCCGTTCTATGTTTATCACAAGGCTCTACATCTAACTTTGGTCGAGCACCCTTAATCGGCTCTAAACGCTCAATCGCCTTAATAATCTGTTCGTTAAACAGGTCATTTCTGGCTTCTGCACGTTGGATAGCATTATACTCAAGGTTGGCCGTTTGAATCTTAATTCTTTCAGCCTTGAGTTGTTCCAACATATCTTGCATCTCCGCTGCCTTGTCTTGATTTTCTCCTTCAATATCATTTTCAATACCTTGAACGATAGTGCTTACTACTTGATAGCAACGCCTTAAATTTTCATAAGAATAACGCACTTGGCCAAGTAAGCTTTCAGACCACTCAGTATAATCTATTGTATTATTAGAAACAGCATTTGTAGCTCTTTTGACAAAAGCTAAATAACTTTCATTTTCTTTTCTATTCATTTTCGTCCTTTAAAAATCTCCATTTAAAACCACCCGCTGTTTTGCGTTTTTGAATCCCACTACAAACATGAGAAATAGAATTCTTATCTATGCCCGTTTTTCTACTTGCTTCTGTAATAGAATCATAAACAGCGACAACATTTCCTTCTAAATCTATTTGTGCTACTGGTTTCTTTATATTTCCTTTAAAAGGAATATAATCCGGATCATATTCCCACTTATACCCACCGGCGGTAATACAACCATTCCTATGACCGGCAACATCTTTAATACAAACATAATTTATCCCTGTCACACGAGAAGCTTCAGCCGCACTTTTATAAATATATAAAATATTGCCGTCTATATCTTCTTGAAATATTCTTTTACATCCACTATAACAAAAGTTTTCTTTTGTTTTACTGTCTCTTTCTTTACCAAACCACGGCCCATTCTCACCCTTCCTATTAGTGCCAAACATAGGATTATCAGGGCCAGTAATACGAACTACACCATATATAGGATTATTTTTCCCAGAATTATATTTTGTTAAATATTCAGCATATTTTTTACGAGCCTCGGCATATTCTTCGTCATTTTGAATAATTCTTTTTTTAGACGAACCTCCGCCCAATGTCATCATATGCCTCGCATATAACAACCCCTGAACATTCGGGTTCTCTTCTGCCAATAACTTATGAGCATTATAATGTTCTTGAGCAGTTAAATCAACTAAATTATCTTTATCATTTGTTCCACCCATACATTTAGGCAGGATGTGATGGCGCTCATGGTACTCTCCTTTAGGTATACCAAAACGACCTCTTGTGTTAATAATCTGTTGTATAAACTCATCGTAAGTCATAAAATATCAATCTCCTTCAAAGATTATATTTATAAGCGGTTAGATAGTAGTTGAAGGCAACTATCAACATTCGTCAATGCTGTCCCGCTTTTTATCAACATTATTTTTGAGTCGCTATCTGCGCTTTGCTCAATAATGTCATATCCTATTATCCCTTTTCTTCTTTTTCAGCATATCTCCACTTATACCCACCAGCCGTCTTTTGCTTTCTAAATGGGCTACAACAATTAGAGATATAAATTTTATCAATTCCTGTTGCGTTACCAGCAGCAGTCATAGACTCAAACACAGCAATAGTATTGCCTTCCATATCCATTTGAACCACAGCACGTGCGTTGTTTGATTGGCCAGCCGTTCTTTCGTTGGTCTTGGCCTTATCTTCTCTTTTTTTCTCAAGCAACTTTTGAAACTCTTTTTTTGCTGACTCTCGCCTTTGCTCAATCATTTCATCAACACAAGCGCTTGCCGCCAAACTATCGGCCCTAACCTGTCTTGTATAATCACGCTCAGTTAAAGCCCCTTTTTTGAGCCTCTTACGATATGTCTTAGTCACGCCTTGCATATTCACATCGTTGATAAAATCATCTTCAGGCGTAAATATCGGCACAATCCGACCCGGCACAAGATACGTTACTTCTTTGCCATTCGGCATCCGTTGTTTCGTATAATGGCTTTCTTCCTCTTTTATCGTAAAAGTCCCTATCCCCGGTACTCTACAACACCCGTTATAAAACACCTCACGAATAATAACCTCTTGAAAAGCAGACCACCATTCAGCAGCGGTTTGAATAGACGTGCTATCTTTCCAGCGACAAGCCTGTTTGAAGAACTCTTTATTAGTGGTCATCATACCATGAAAATTATTCACTTGCGCCATCGTCTACATCCTCTTCATCAATTTCATCATTTTCGTCATAACTGACCAAACTTGTGTTCGCTGGGTTTTCTTCTCCAACGTCAAACAATGTAGCCGCCTTTTGCTTTTCGGCCCACCTGTTGCTTAATCTCAGCACCGTTTTTTGAAAGCCAGGAACATCTTTAGGTTCAGTATAGCATTTCTCTTTCGGGTTCCATCTCCGTACATCGGCACGGGGGTCAACCTGTTTCCAACTAAGGTGTCCAATGCCCGGAATGGGAACTTCAACCTGTCCTAAAAGACCTTCTTGAACAATCTCGCCATAAATATCAAGAGTTGTCTTGACCATATCTGCCGGGAACCCTGTTCTAAGAAAAATTTGATAAGCTACTTCTTTTTGAGTTAGCCTTGGTTTTTTTGAACTATAACCAGCCATGTTTTACTCCTTTTCCCTAATAATCAATCACTTTATAACACACTAAAATTGCCAAACCCTTACATCCCAATGGTTTCAGAGGTTGTAACCGCCAAATTTTTCCGGTCTCTAGTTTTTTGGCGGTTACCCTCTGCATAACACTCATCGGAACAATAAACATCTTGATTACCACGCTTCGGCTCAAATCTGCGCCCACAGATAGGACACACCTTGCCACTAACATTATCTTTAAGATTAGCAACAATGACATCCCCAAAACAAGCCCACAATATTTTCTTTGTACCAGTTTTTTGAACGGTATAAAGATAAGCCACAAGTGTATTCACCACATAATCAAGTTCTCCCCCTGTTTCCTCAATAATCTTGTCTCGGATGTATTGATACATAAACAAATCTTCTTGATTACTATGGTTTTCATCTTCGGCCTTAAATAGATAATTCTGGTGAGTATTATAATACTTATATCTTTCAACAATCTTACTGTTCTCTTGAATATCAAACCCAACGTCTTGTTTCATTAACATCCGATAATCAAATCGCCCAATCGTCTTACAATATCGAATGTTTTTGTCTGGAATAGATAAACTTAACCGATTCATAGTTGATTCATTTGCTTGTTCAACCTGAGATGGTAATTTGTCTTTAGCAAATTGAAAGAAATATGGAACGTTTGCCTTAGTATAAGATTTAATGATTTTGTCGATTTCCTTGGGACGAGTTGGAATGTATAATGTTTTAGCAGCATCAATAACAAAGTTGTTCTCCATACACAACCAACGCACAACATTAACCTCTTGTTGCCCCACATGGCCATTGTTCCAAATCTTAGTAATATTGTTACTGATAGGCCCTATGTTACCAGTTGTATAAGCTTTAGTCATCCCATCATATAGCGCCTGATTGCTTAACTCACCCCCTTTAGCCTTTTTCATCTCATAATACAGAGGTACGATATTTTGCATATTGCGTTTAGCAATCTTAGTCAAAACCCTGTCTTTAATAACCAATGTTTTGTCCCCGTCAACGTCAAACTGAAGAATCCTTGAGATCGTATCATGGCAACTTGTGTATACACATTTGGTCATGCCAAACCACTTATCCAATTCTTCATTCCGAACATTGTTTCTAATCGGCCATTCACGATACAAGTGGGGACTTCTCAGACAAGCCAACTCATCACCGTCACGATAATCTCTGCAATAGACTTGCCCATCCTCTAACAACCCTTTAGGGTTTTGTTCGCCTAAGAATAACCATTCACAAAACGCATACAAATCAGGACTGAGAAAAGTATAATGACCATTAACTCTAAGCCGACCAGCCTTAGCCTGTTTAACCAAACTCTTTTTAGTCTGCTTTAGCACATCTCGTGAATACTGATCTCTGAACAATTCAGGGTAAATTGTTAAAGCCTCTTGAAAATAACTCTTATCCGTGTTATAATCCGTAGCCCCCAGCAATCTCATGGTTGTTTGATAATTGGAACCGATTGTTTCAATTTCATCGACCGTATGCTTAGTAAGTTTAGCTATTTCATCGTCTGTTATATCCGTTAATGTCTGAAGCATCTGGTAGTTGATTCTGGCCTTTGGAATATAATTTTCTTCGATATTGCAGTAACAAGCCTCACAGCCAAAATACTTAAACTTTTCTTTGTAACATTCCCAACTATTATAATACTTAGCCATCTTAAACTGGCTTTTAGTAAAAATATACTTTATGCCCTCAGCAATAATATTATGTTCATTGCCATAAATATCGTAAACAGTGGCCTCACCCCCGCATTTTTCTTGAATAAACTTGTCAAACGGAAAATTAACCAGCAGCCCTTTAACCCAAGGCAGCCTTACCATTCTGGTCTTTTCGTCCAACACCATGCCACAACCATCCGTATGGGGAATTGACACGCCCATTTCTTTACGTTCAATTTGGTAAGTAATATCGCTGATATAGTCCACAAGGCCGGGAACAAGGGTTTCAAAGTCATCTACAACGATAGACTTATCAATATCAAAATCTTCCCAAACATCCGTTGCAGAATTGTTAAGGGCGAGATAAGCAAGAAATTTATTTGGGTTAATTCCTCCACAATAGTTTATCTGGTCAGTGGTAAGACCGCAGGTTAACCGACCAGCCACCTCATCATAAGCCGATTCTTTAACAAAAACCGCTCTTTTTGTGCGGATTTGTCCAGCAGAGGCCGTCAAGAATATATATCTCTCACCATTATACTCAAATCCGTCAAGCACCAGATTCTTAAACACCTGAAAAAAATAAACATTGACAACCATAATAGCGTCAGTCAGTTCATTTTGCTTTAACTTTAACGCACGAGTCAAGCTACTTTCAAACAATGAGATAACATTTTTTGTATTTAAGACATCTGGGTTGAGTTTTCTTGGTGTTCTATCTTCGGCCCTGTCATCAAGAATTTTTGATAGCTCGGATTTTTTCTTAGACAACACTCTGTTAATAGCAGATTTTTTCCAAGCTAAATCTTTATCACCCCATTTATCCTTGTCTTTGTATTTTTTTCTAAGTTGGTACAGTCCCAACATCTGCTTGTGATAAGATTGTTCTATTGGCTCATAAAATGCGTCCGTGCCAATGGAAAATACAAAAACTTGACGTGACAGGCTCATTCAGTAATCCATCCAATCCATTCTTCTAAAGTCGGCTCATATATCTCATCCCAAACTTCTGGTTCAGTCTCTTGACCTGTTTGGGTATATACTTCATAACTCATCTCTCGCCACACCATAATCTCACCTACTCTCCTTGGCGATTTTTCTAACTTGATTATACCATGTTTTGTGCAATTTGTCAAGTATTGTTTTGTTTACAATTTGTTAACTTGACAAATAGACTGTTTTGTGTTATAATAAAAATAGAATATATAAATATATATATATTATTATAATTTACATAATTAAGTTAATCTATGTATTCACAGTATTCACATATAAGAGTATTCACATATACTCTAACATATATATTCTATATTGTCAAGTATATATAGAGTTTTGATTTTAATAACTATGAACGTTAGTGAATAGTTATTAAAAGAAAAACTCAAGTAAAAAGAAAATTTGCTTGACATTTTCTCACCGTTGTGCTATACTCTCCTTGAGAGGTGAAAATATGGCCAGAACAAAGCAACTAAATCTTATTGTCCGATTTGGTGGAACGCCTTATGTAATCAATGACCTTGGGCTTGGCAAGTCTCCACGTTTTGAGCTTTACAACGAAACCACTAAGACTGTTGAAGCCAAAACAGATAACCCAAGAGACTTTGACAATATCGTGTGGAAGGAAGATATGGATGTTGAATTTTTTGAAACGCCTAAAAACAGAAAAGGCCGAAGAAGAAAAGAAACTTAAAGAACTTAAGCAACAGCAACTCGCCCTTAAAAACAGTATTGATGAGCTAACTGTTCAGAATACTAAACTTGAACAAGAAAACCAGTCTTTCCAGTTCATTGCTACTGGATTTAATACTCTTGAAGAAGTTGGTTATGAGCGTTATGTTCCTACCACACCAAACGATATTCTTGAAGGTAAGATTTATGAGGCCGAAAACAAAATGGCAAGAATGGCCGGTGAAGGCACTATTATCCAGTACAATAGGATTTATCGTATTGATGGGTCTGAGGCCAAGGGTAAGAAATTTCAAGAAGCATTTGGCAGAAATCTGTTTATTGGATTTAACACTTATGTCCAGACTAAAACCAAATCAATCACAGATGGGAATTATTATAATACCTGCGATTTAATCAAAAAGTCTTTTGACAAATACAACAGGCAAGGCGAAATGTTAGGTATTAGTCTAAACCCATATTATCTTAATCTTCGCCTTGAAATCCTACAATATACACTTGAGTTAAAAATTAAACAGGCCAAAGAAAAAGCCCAACTTCGTGAAGAGCGTAAGAGGATGCGAGAACAAGAAAAGTTGCTGGAAGAAATCGCCAAGGAACAAGAACAACTTGAAAAAGAACGCAAGTCTATGGATATTGCCTTTGCTAAGGCCCTAACAGAAGAAGAGCGGGAACTAATCAAGTCTAAAATGAGTGATATTGACAAGCGCATGAATAACTTAAAATATCGCCGTGAACACAATAATGCTGGCTGGTTGTATGTAATTAGTTCGCCCAGTTTGCCTAATATGTGTAAAGTCGGTTGCACTCGCCGTCTTAATCCCACAATTCGTGTAAAGGAGCTTAGTTCAAGTTCTCTGCCTTACGCTTTCAGAACTCATGGTTTTGTGTTTAGTGATAATTGTTTCGAGCTTGAAACACAAATGCACCATTATTTTGATGACAAGCGCGTAGCTCCTGATAGAGAGTTCTTTTATATCACGCCACAAGAAGCGATTGATGTATTAAAGAATAAATTTAATCAAGAAGTCCATTTTGAAGAAGAAAATATGGAGGATATTGTATGATTGATAATGTTAATCACCCGTCTCATTATACCCAAGGCGGTATTGAGTGCATTGACGCTCTAAAAGCTGCAACAATTGGTAAGACAGGAATCGAAGCCGTATGTGTGGCCAATGTAATTAAGTATCTTTGGAGATATGAAGAAAAAAACGGTTTAGAGGATGTAAAAAAAGCCCAATGGTACATCAAACGTCTAATTCAAGAGCTTGAATACAAGAAGGAAAATAACACTTTCTATGACACAGATGATGTCGTTGGTGATTGTCTTGACTGTGCTAATTTTAATATGAACGCAGATTCTGAACCTTGTTGTAATTGCAAAAACACTGCTGTTCCCGGTACTCCTGAATACACTAGTCGTCCCTTACTGTTTAAGTGGCCCGATTAAAATTTTCTATTGACAAGGTAATCAAACTGTGCTATAATAGCTTTATAAAGGAGCGATATTATGGCACAGTTTAACAACACAAAAATTATTAGATACTTGAAAATGGCGAAAGAGGCCAGTAAGCAGTCTAACTTTAAGCAACACCATCTTGGAGCTGTAGCAATTTATAAAGGCAGTTTGCTGGCCACAGGCCATAACAGTACAAAGACCAATCCCCGACAGAAAGAACTTAACCGTGAACGCGGTTGGGATGTTGAAGCCAGCGATGCTCATAATACTGTCCATGCTGAGTGTGCTTGTTTGAGCAAGATTAGATACCTTGATATTGACTTTAGCAAGGTTAAGCTCTATGTTTATCGTGAACATAAAAATGGAGTCAAAGCCCTTGCGAGGCCATGTCCAGCTTGTCAAAAGATGATTAAGGATATGGGGATTAAAGAGGTCTATTTCACGACAGAGAATGGCTTTGGGTATGAATGGATGGAGGATTGATGATGATTAACTTGGAGTCTTGTCCGTTTTGTGGTGGAGAAGTAATACTCGAAACATTAGAGGACAATAGCCCAGAAGGGTACTATATATACTGTCCAGAGTGTGATTTTGAAAGCGGCGTATATAGTGAACCCAAATTTATCGTCGAAAAGTGGAACAGGAGGGCTGACAATGGCTGAGTATATCGAGCGGGAAGCGTTGATGCGCCGAATAAAAGAAATTCATTGTGCTGAGTGCGATAGCTACCACGGAGTAAGGTGCAGAGCGTGCTGGGTAGATGATACTTTGGTCTATATAGACAGCGAGCCAGCCGCTGATGTGGCCCCGGTGGTGCATGGCGAGTGGTTACTTCGTCACGAAGGGTACGGGCATTATTGGGAATGTTCTTCATGCCATAAAAACCCGTGCATTTATGTGACAAAAGATACCAGATACTGCCCCAACTGCGGAGCGAAGATGGACGGAGGGGACGACTATGCGAGTACCTAACTACATTCGCACCAAGATGCATCTATGCGCTTCACACGCCGCACAAGCTGCGAAGTATGACGCAGAAATTGGCATTTGGCTTGAGCAACACGATATTGACGCAGAAAGTATCAGCACTGGCGATGGTTCCTCATTTGAGGAATTGTTATACGGAAATGATGTGACTGATGAGCTGTGCAATCGCATAGAGAAGATGATAATAAATACATAATCTGTTGTAGACTTGGCGTTGGTATGGAATTTGATGATTTTTGTTCTTATAGCGAGAGAAAGGACAAAGCCAATGAATCTTGAATGGAATGTCTGGCGTAATGAGCTTAACACAGACAAAATTCAGCCATTTAATATTTTTAACCATTATAGCTTTAAAAAAGCCGTAACAGATATTTTTTCCAAATCCTTCATGCACATGGACGAGTTTGAAGAAATGATAGACAAAGAGGCCATGTATTATTTCTGGTGTAAGGCTGAGTATGAGGTTATGATTGGCGGTTTATTTGAGAGAGGACAAAAAACCAAGATTGATATTTATAGTCAATTAAAGTTGAATTGGGATAGGTTTATTGATTATTTGTGGAATGAATATATCAATAAAATAGACTAAAGGAGAAAATGAATGGATAAAATCTTTGAAATTATCAACAATGAACAAAAACGCCAAGACAACACAGTAGAACTTATTGCTTCAGAGAACTTTGTCAGTGATAGAGTCAAACAGGCCGTTGGGTCTTGTATGATGCTCAAGTATACTGAGGGGTATCCTAGCAAAGAGAGTATCGCAAAGTTCCAAGAAAAATATCCTGATTATGTACATACTGGTAACATGGGTAGATATTATGGCGGGTGCGAGAATTTTGATGAGCTTGAATTGTATTGCCGCTATATGTGGCAAAAAGTATTTAAGACTGATTACCATGTAAACGTTCAGCCCCACTCAGGCTCTTCTGCTAATATGGAAGTTTATGCCAGTGTACTTGAGCCGGGAGATACTGTGCTGAGTATGAGCCTTAATAATGGAGCGCATCTCACTCACGGCTCTCCTGTAAACTTTAGTGGCAAGTTGTACAACATGGTATTTTATGGCGTAAACCAATATGGTCGAATTGACATTGATGACATCTATAACAAAGTCATTGCATACAAGCCTAAGATGGTGGTTGTTGGAGCGTCTGCGTATGCTAGAGCAATCCCTTATCATACCATCCGAACAATCATTGATTTGGCTGCAATGAAGGCTAATATTGACACACCCTATATGTTTGTGGATATGGCGCATATCGCTGGACTTATTGTCAGTGGCGACCATGAAAGCCCATTTGGTGTGGCTGACTTTATTACTACTACAACACAAAAGACGTTAAGAGGTAATAGAGGAGGCATTATCTTTTGTAAGCCTGAATATGCAAAGAAAGTTGATAGCGCTGTGTTCCCCGGTAATCAAGGCGGTAGCCTAATGAATGAGATTGCTGGTAAAGCTGTAACGGCTGATGAGGCACTAACGTCTGAATTTAAGGAATATGGACACCAGATTATCAAGAACGCCAAAGCTATGGCAGATGAGTTTATCAAGTTGGGATTTAAACTGGTTACTGACGGCACAGATAACCACTTAATTTTGCTTGATTTGACTGACTTTGGTGTGAACGGCAAGCAGGTACAGGACGAACTTGATAAGTATGGTATTACACTAAATAAGAATATGATTCCTAATGATCCAAGAAGTCCAGCCCAGACAAGCGGTGTACGGATTGGTGTTCCGGCCATGACAACAAAGGGCTGGAAGGAAGAGGATTTTATCAAGTGCGCTGATAAGATTGCTGAAATTATTAAAAACATGAAAACAGAGTAAAGATTAAGAGGACTGAGAAATCAGCCCTCTTTTTTTAATTCTTCTGCTGTTGCGAAAACGGCCTTATGATATTTAATTAATTCTTCTACCAATTGTTCATTCATATCTTTTGGGATGGAGTTAAACCGCTTGCTTTTCAGATACCTATTGACTTGCATTTCATTGAACTCAGGGGCAAGGAACTTCACCATTCGATTAAGCTCTGAGGCCCTTGTGATAACAAAGGCTCTAGCGTATCTATCATAGCCTAACGTCTTAATATAATTAACCAAAGCCCTGTAATAGCCTTGCTGAATGATTTTGCTTTTGTTATACAATTCGCCAACATTCTTACATCCGACCTTGTTCAAGTATTCAATACCAACCTGTAAGAACTGGGCTTCTTGCTCATCTGTTGCAAGTTCAGGTTTACTGGACACTGTATTGCCGTTGGGAAGTTTGATATGTTTATAAAATACATGGGTTTCTTTGATGCTGATTAATCGTCTATCACTTAGTTTCCTCAACGCGGCCTTAATCGCATATTCATCATGGCTGTCGGCATTATCAAACCAAATCTTCTTTAGCGCCTCAGTAAGTTCGGCAGTATACTTATGAGATACTTTAATATTTAATTCTTTCTGGTAATACTTAACAGGAAAGTAGTTGGGGTTGACCATCATCAAATGCTCACGAATGTCACGATAAGTATAGACAGTTGTGCTGGCTTCACTCTCAGATAGGAATTGTAATAATGTGGCCTGAAGAAAGTTAGCATAGTTTTTTCTATCTTTAATAACCTGAGATTCTTCTTTAGTTAGCTGGCCATGGATAATATATTTACCTCGGCCAATCTTCTCTATATTATACTCTTCTTGTAATTTTTCAATATGAACTTTTCTATTATGCCCCCCTTTCTGTTCTTGTTCATTTAACTCTTGGCACAGCTCTGGATAAGTTAATTCTTTTTCTTTGTTCATGTGAAAGCTCCTTTCTTATACCATTGGTATCAAAAATGAGAAGTGCAGCATAACGCTCTGCGTTTGCGTCCCGCCCCTATCTCAAATGGTATAAAAATTTCCTTAATAATTACTAAGGAAAAAGTTATACCATTTTGGTTTTATATCTGCTCTTCCACCTCTACCATATTATCACATCTTAACGCTATTGTCAATATATATAAACATAAGTTAATAGATTGTTAATAATTATATAAAGTGGTGGATAGAAGAAAAGAAAATGGATGTAATGAGATAAAAGTGGGGATGAGATGATGAATTGTGAGGCTATTTGGGGTTAAAGTGGGGATTGTGTTGAGTTAGGCGGTTGTGTTGTGTGGGTACTACAAGGTGTTTCGCTTTCGCGCTTTAAAGCGTCATCCATAATCCACCCCGGCGGTGGGTTGACATAACGCTCTGCTGATAACATCAGTTATCCGCTAAAATGGCCAATTTTGAGAACTTTTTCAGGTAAAAAAATTTTTTGTTAGCACACCAACAATTTTGTGGATCTGAAAAAACACAAGACAAACATGCCTTATTAGGCGTGATTCTTGCGTTTGCAACACACAACCACATCATACACTACCCATCTTCACATCACATCACACTAACAACCATATCCTTTATATCCTTCACACTTTACTCAACATCACGCCATACAATCACCACAACTATTATATACTATATCAATACCATACAATACAGTTATCAAAACCATATTCAATCATATTATAAACCATATTTATATATCATTCATACAACCATACAATCTATCAATCATTATCATATCATATAGTATTAAAGACTATAAAGACTATATCACCACCTACACCAGAACAATAATTATTATCATATTTTATAATCATTATAACTATATCATATAATCTCAATCTCTATATAATATAGTTTTGAAAATCATATTGAATCATACATTAGGCCGAAATTCCTATATTCATTTATTCATGGATATTCATTGAATATTCATATCAATATCAGAGCCAAAAGTGAATATCTGAACTTTTTAAGTGAATAAATGGCGAAAAGTTAATTAAATCTATGAATATCATAACGTTATAAATATACAAATCCAAGTTAAGGCGTTCAGAGTATAATTATAACCCCCATGCCTAAAAGCAAAACGTAACCGTTTACCTTACGTTATAAGGGTGTTTTTGTGTGGTGGACATTTGTATGTAAATAGTATCATCACTATATCACATCATAAAATATATAGTTTACAAAGGCCAGGCGCAAGCCGCAGCCGTGTAAACAACTGGTGCGGGCGTTAGCAACCGCCCAATACTATAATATAGTATAAGATCTTTCATTCTCTTTTTTATTCCTATATTATATATAAATAATATAATACAATATCACTAAAAATCTTTTAATATTTTAGTTATTTTGCCTATTGCAATCTAAGCCAATATAGATATAATAATAATCACAAGGCAAACGAAAAAGAATAGAATATCGGAGGTTTAACATGGACTGGAATACATTCTTTATTATTATTGGGGTTAGCACAATAAGTTATTATATTTGTAAGTTTTTATTTTGGTTGGATAAATAAGGAGGAAATAAAAATGAAACTCTATGAACTGCCTGCACGTTATGACGCACGAAAGAGCTTTTACGGCAAGGCCCATGTTATTGACTATGAAAACGGAACACTTGAATTACAAAGCTATAATACTATTGTTTCCCGTTGTGTTAATGGAAAAGTCGAAGAGTTGGGCAAGTGGAGCCAAACCACAACAAGACATCAAAAAGAGTTTAGAAAGCAGTTTGAATATTAAGGGGGGTTTGAAAATGGAAAATATTTATTTCAGTTCGGATTACGATACTATAAATAAACTGATAAAAAAGTATGGGGCGAAAGGTCTATTTACTACCGGAGAAAATGAAGATGGAGAAAGTATTATTATAACAATTTATTCTGATCGTATTATTACAAAGACATTGCAAAAAAATAATTGGATGCGTATTAATACATATTGGGAAGATGGGAACATAGATGAGATCTATGAACGTTAAGTTTATTAAATAATAGAGGAAAGAAAGAGGAGAGAAAAATGACTGAAAGAATGACACAAAAAGAAATTAAACGTTTTGTTACTTTGGGTGTGGCCGAAGCTATTACTCGCCTATCCTTTGACGCTTGCAACGTTTTGAGAAAAGCACATAGTTTTACAACACTAAACGTTAGTATCGGCGTTTATGGTATGAATGGGGCATTGTTCCGTGATGAAAACAGCAAACTTTACGCTATTACTTCCAGAACGTCAACACTTTTTCAGATGGTATAAGGAGGCTTGAAAATGAAATACTTGAAATACTTTTGGATTGCTGCTATTGTGCAGGAAAACGGGCGGCATTATGCTTTTACTTTCAGAGTATCCGAGAACGATAACTTAAAATGCCGGTTAGACGGTGTACAAAATTTATCTTCTGCAAATATTATGCCCACAAAGAAGGCCGCCCGCGATCTTGTCACTTTTTGGAATGATAGTTTCAAGGCAAATGGAACATATTTATTTGACAAGCCAGGTTTTTAAAAAGGAGGGTTTACAAATGCTTTTACGGAAAGATATTGAAGCCATTATGTCAACGCCTGAATTATGGCAAATGTTCCACGAGTTAGAAAAAGCATACTCTACCAAAAGAAATAGCCCAGAGATGAACGCACGATATAAGGCCGCTTTTCAAGTGTTTCGTTCACAAGTAGAAAGGCAGAAAGGGCAGCCTATTCCGTTTTAAGGAGGTTTAGAAAATGATTGTTTATGTAATTATGGGCGGGATGCAGTTTAATTGCTGTGTTGATGATGTAAGCATCGAAGCAATTTACACAAGCAAGAAAAAAGCGGAAAAAGCAAGAGAAAACATAGTGAAAGAAAATAAATACCGGGATTATTGGATTGAAGAATGGGAAACGGAAAAATAACCAAAAAACTTTCCAAATCTTGTGCAAAATGCCTATTGCAAAAGCCTTTGGAATTTGATATCATATAATCACCGAAAGGAACAAAAAACCTCAACAACTGAACACCGCCCGGAACCCGAAAGGGCTAAGGCCAAAAGCGCCGGGTCGAAAACTGAAAGAACGGAGCCACAGCCAACGACAGCCAGCCCAGAAGGGCCGATGGTGTGACGCTCTGGTGGACAAAGATGGAAGGCCGTTCAATTAAGTAGAGGATTAACGGAAGTTACCACAAGGCTGAAAGTGGGAGAGGAACAAAACAATATTTTTTGGAGGTTATATTATGAAATACAAGACTACTACTAAGGCCCTTCGCGCTGGTTCTTGCAATCTTCGTTGTGCTGGTTATTGCGATTTGCAAAACCTCTTAAGAGCACATGATGCAAACGCATATACTTGCGGCATGTATGGCTGGAATTTTGATGTGTATGAAGTTTATGGTTTGACTATCTGCACGGGCTATCGTGGTATGCCGGGGAAACGGCTTGAAGGTATCGCAGAGTATGAGAAAAAAGCCGATGCTATCTGGGGCGATTATAATAGGCCGTATGAAGAACAGCGTGAAGAAGTTGAAAAGCTATTGCATGAGTTTTGCAAGGCCAACGGCGGTTATTAAGAGAGGAGGAAAGAACATGAACGAATACAAGGACATTATTTCCGTTATCGTGCGGCATGAAGGCGGGTACAGGGAGAAGGAAATTTGGAAAAAACCGCATACAATGGAACGAAGCGAAACGTGGAATAAATCCCACAAAGTTATAAACATTTTAGCGGCAGAACCAGAAGAAGATGGTTATTTTCCCGGTTTTGCGGTTGACCTTGTAACACGGTCTATTTGTGGCTAAAAAAGAAAGGAATAAAACAACCGGCTTTCTAAGGGATCTTGAGCCTGTCAAGCCCCATTCCAGAAATGTTTTTTAGGAGGTTTAAAATATGAACGCTTATAAAGTTAAACAGTTAAAAGAAATGCTTGCTTATGAAAAAGATTTGGTGAATGGTGGATATGGCGCACACTTGAGTTATAAAGGTAGCGAAGCCGCCTCTATTCAATTAGATGCGGGGGCGCTGGAATTGCTTATTGTGTATTATTCACATTGTGGTTAAAAGGAGGGTTAAAACAATGTATTTGTTAGAACGTATTAGAGATGGTAGCGACTGGAAAAAGGGCGACAAAGTATGGAGCGATACAAAATTACCGGGATGGCGTGTCATTGAGTCAACCGGGAAAAAGAAAGAAAAAAAGAGAACAAAAGGAGAATATTATTAAAAAAAGATTAGAGGCTTTCGGGCCTCTTTTCTTTTTGCCTATTACCTGTAAAAATCAATCAAAAACGGATCTACAATCGCTTCTGTATCGTCTGCCGTATGTTTTTACGTCTGACATTGGAATGGCTGTAAGGGGCCTTAAAATGGGCTATAGAGGCATTGCTAAAATAAGCCGTTGTTTTGTTGCTTTTGCAATAGTAGAAACGTCTAAAAATTTTTTGAGTTTTTGTATAGTTTGACTATTGCAAAACGCTGTAAGATGTGGTATCTTATAACCATAGCAAGGGAAACAACAACAAAGGCCATAGGCCGGGAGGAACAAAAATGAAACTGATAGTCGTAAATAGAAACAATATTGAATTAATCGCAAAAATTGAAGCGTTGGGGACATGGGAAGAAGAAAGATATATTGCTGATGAACATAACAGTTTTGACGTCTGGACATGGAATGGAAAAGCATATAAGATTTATAAAGACAGTAAAAGGATTTGAAGGAGCTTCGGCCCCTTTTTCCTTTATCGCTTTAGCGATTTAAAGTGTAACGGTTTAGTTGATTAAATCACTAAATCAAAAAATTTTTCAAATTCCACGTAAATGAGCGTGTAATTAAGTGTGTTTTTTAAATTTCCGGCGATATAGTATATATATGTATATAAATATATGTATATATGAATCTATATTGGATAAATGTGTAAGGTTTTGAATATATGGATGGATCTTATATGGATAGATGGATAAATTTAATGGATTGTATAGAGGGGGTTGGATAAATGGATAGATGGGTGAATTTAACGCCATAGGCATGAATTTAGATAGGTGGTTGTATATAGCTCAGTCAACGCATAAACCAATCCATGTGCAAAATTCTGTAGATATGTGGATAAGTTGATTGATGTTTGAATAGATATGTAGACGTATAGACAAATAGACAGATGGCCAAAGTTGATATGTAAACCCATCAACCTATTAATAAATACATACAAAATCGCCAAGCTGTGTATGAATATATGTGTTTGTAGGCGTGGTTATGTCAATGTAAATATGACTGTTTTTGTATCTGTAAATGGTAATGTAGTTAATTGTGTAGATGCACATAAAAAATTTTTATGTCTATTGACAAAGCTAAACGGCTGTGCTATAATGGCTTCATAAAATAAAAATGTAAAACCATATGGAAATTTGATTTTTGTTTTTGAGTTAATGAGAACGATTCCCATTTTTGAATTTGATTTTTGAATTTCAATTTTCAGTTTTGTATTTGCAGAAAGGAAATTTGGTTTTGAGTAAAAAAAATATAAATAAATTTTTGATTTTAATTTTAGTACTTGAGATCTTAACTACAATTTTTGTTGTTGGATATAAAATTACAGAAATTAAAATAGAAACACAAAAACAAGATCTAAAAAAAATTATAAATAATAGTATTAAAATTATCAATTTAGAAAGCCAAAATCAATACTTAAAGTTATATATTATAGAATATGATAAGCCGTTTTATGTTATCACAGAAGATGATAGATATATGATTGAATGTATTGTGGCAGGTGAAGCCAAGGGAGAATCTATAGAAGGTAAAATGGGTGTTGCTCAATGTTTACTTAATGCTATGGCCAAAGACAACCTCTCTGCATCTGAAGTGCGTAAAAAATATCAATATTCTGGTTGGGATGACGAACTGCAAAATTCAAATCCTGATTATTGGGGTGAGGTCTGTGAGGCTGTAAGCCGTGTTTTCAACGATGGTGAATTTGTGTCTGAAAATCCAATTTTGTTTTTCTATGCGCCTAAACGGGTTTATAGTCGTTGGCATGAAAGCCTAAACCATGCTGTTACAGTAGGTGACCATAAATTCTTTTATCTTGATGAAGATGTAAATGCAGATTGGTTTTTGAATTTGAAAGGAGAAGTTTAATGTTCTGTAATTGTTACCATGTAATCGAGGAAAAGCCGGGTAAATTTAGTGGTGAGTGCTGGGGTACAAGAGAACGTGAAAGATGTTATTGCAATGGGGATACGTGTTATTGTACGTATTATCCTGAAAAGCGGAATACAACAATCGATGTCGAAAACAAGGACGAAAATATGGGCAAGGAAAAGACTATCCTGAATACTGCTGAAATGTGGCTCAAGGCGCAAGAGGATGGTAAAACTTATGTGTCCGATTGTGCTATATATTCTAAGACTGCTGGTTATATGAATAGAAGATTTCATGATTCTGCTTGGGGACCAGCTACTTGGGCACATAGCGAGGACAATGAAGATAAAAAGCGTGAACTAGACAATCTAATGTCGACCCAATGGCATGAAGAAGTGCCTACTATGACCTGTGCAGAAGCAGAATCAAAATTAGGTGTAAAAATTGTTGATTAAATTTCAATTTATCTATTGACAATACCATTTTTCTATGATAGAATCTAATCAAGATAAAGGTTTGCGGTTAGCCTGTAAAACCGCTTTATGGGAGGTTCATATAGTGGTCAAGTATGTACGACTTATAATCGTGTCACAGGTGTTCGAATCACCTACCTCCTACCAGACCGCCTATTGGGGTTCTCGTGCGAAATATAAATAACGAAGTGGGATAATAAAGGTTGTAGAAGATGGGGGATGCGAAGCATCTTTCCAAATTCAAACCTCCCAACGGCTAAAATCAACTGACCCATAGTTGATGAAAGAGAACAAGGTCACATATCCCCATGAAAGTAGGATAGTGGGGCACACCAAGCAATCAAACATAGCCGAAGATGCGGAATGTGTGGTAGGGTGAAAGAGCTTTTGGCCAAAGCGTGTAGGTCATGTTTGATTGTGGAGAACGATAGCGCATGAGCTTGAGTTTTCCTTTGTATCCTTTCTGTTTTAGAAGGTGGCTCCTTCTATAATCCTCATACTCGCTACCTGTTGCCGTAGGTTGGATGAATAAAGGCGAGACTATATTGAACGAGGCTTCTCAAGGGTTGAGCCTATCAGCCCTATCCCAAAGCCATGTTCCCCATGGCATGGTTTACCTCCTATACTTCATAATATACTTCCATCACATGGCTCGAATTTGTTTAGAAAAAACTCTTGACAAGTTCGAGCCGTTGTGGTATCATAAAGACAAATCAAAGGAGGCCAATAAAATGATTGAGAGTTTTGTTAATTATATGAAAGCTGAGAAGATGTCTGAGAATACCATGCGTGGCTACACTAATCACATTAACCAAATGCTCAAGACCATTAACAAGCCTGAACAGGACATTACCTACCTTGACCTGATTGACTGGAAGGCTGGTATTGCTAATCAGGCCAGTGCAACGGTGGCCAATAAGGTTGCTGCTGTTCGGTCTTACTTTAAGTTTTTGACTGATGTTGGTGTGGTTGAGACTGACCCAAGCAAGAACCTCAAGCGCCCCAGCAACATCAAGAGTAAGGAAAAGCCCCGCATGACCGAGGAAGATGCAAGACAGCTTATCTCCTATGCTCGTACCCCTCGTGACAAGGCCATGTTCAGTTTCTTGCTTTCTACTGGTGTTCGGTTCTGTGAGATGGCCAATATCACCATTGATCAATATAAGAAGGCTATGGAGAACAACCGAGAGATTGAGTTGCCCGTAACCAAGGGTGATAAGGGCGGCAAGGTTTATATTAATCAGTCTACTGAACAGGCGATTGAGCGGTATTTGCGTCTGCGTGATGATGATTGCCCCTATCTGTTCGCTTCTTTCCAGAATCATCAACTAAGCGACAATAGCGTGTCTCAGACTATTAAATCTGCTGCTCGTAGGGCTGGATTGAGCTATTGGAATGAGCTTAGTTGCCATGGGTTGAGAGCCGGTTGTGCAACGATTATGAGTGATAAAGGTGTTCCAGTGGCCACTATTAGTAAGGTCTTACGTCATAGCTCGTTGGCTGTGACTACAAGATATATCAAAGCAAATCAGGATAATGTCAATAATGCTACAGCATTGATGGAATTTTAAGGAGGTAAGTATGAGTAATTTGGCAAAGGATTGGCAGGAGGGTAGTTATACTGTCCGTGTAATGGGTAACTTAGTTGAAGCCTCAAAAGTCTATCAGGACAAGGTTGATGGCCATATTTGTTACAAGAAGAGTTCTGCACAGGCCAAGTGTGACCCCGAAGATGAGTTCAGTCTAAGCATGGGTGTTGCGTTGGCTATGGATAGATTAAATAAAAATTTAAATCAATATATTAAAGTAGGTGATAAAGTTAAAATTACTTCTATTAAACAAATTTATCGTACTTATTCTGATTGGGTTGTTGACAATGTAAAAAATAATAAAACCATAGCTGAATTTGCTTATAATAGCATTCCATGTATTTACGATAATAATAATTATAAAGTTATTGCGATTGCTCCTCATGGAGATAATAAAAATATTACATTAGCTTATATTCAAAATACTAGCGATTTTACTCATCCTTGTTATCTAATTGACATTAACGGATTGGAGAAGGTGTAATGTATCCAAAAATGATGAGTGAGGTCATCGAGGCCATTGAAACTCATTTTTGTGACGAACCTGATGTTATGGTAGACTGTATGCTATACTTAATGAATGCAAGTGCCAGAGTCGAGGATGTGCACAGAATTGAGCAATGGTTTGATGATAATGAACGATGCTATGAGTGTGGTACAAAAATCAGATATGAGCAAGTAAAGGAATATCATAGTGAGGTCGATGCTTATGAGACTTTGTATGAGCCTTACTGCCCACATTGCGATAGAGGTGAATAATGGATAAGAGAACTCGTGAACGGCTTGAACGTGAAAAGCTAAGACAGATGATTGACAACAATCCTAAGCTCAAGGCTTTTCTTGATGCAGCCACAGAAGAAACAGGCAATAAAGACCTGAAAGAGTTAATTCAGCCGGTGCTTGCAGATACGTTTGATAAGATTCGTCTACAAGGGATTCAAACAGGCTGGTATACTCATTCTTTGAGATGTGTAGATAAGATTAAGGATTGTAAGACAGTTGATGAGGCCATTGAAATCTTAAAGGAAGATGTAAAGATGGCTCAAGAAAAACTAGGAATTAAGGAGGATGATGATAGTTAATACATAATTTTATTAATTTGCATTAATAGGTTAATAACACAGGCCCTTTCTGTGTTAAAATTATAATAATTTATAGAGGTATGAAAAATGGATATTCTAAACAAGAGTAAGAATTTTTATCGTTGTGTTGGTACGGTCTATGAATTGGGCCTGAAAAAGGAAGATTGTGAGGTTAAGCTATATACGGATGGCAAGCCTACAGGTGAGAAGGTCAATGCTGAGTGCATCAAGGGCAAGTTTGGTGTTCGCACTGATGGCGGCATTGTCACCTTTATGATTTACTTTGCATCCAAGGGACTGGATGGTAAGGAATCTCGTCAGTGGAAGATGGCCACTGATATGATGGAACTAAACCCTGAAGTTAATGGCGATGGCAACGCCCCTTCTGTTGTTGTGGTTGAAGGCCGTCTTGAGAACAATATGTTTATGAGCCGTGACGGTAAGGAGGTTAAGGAAGCCCCTCAGTTCCGTGTAAGCAAGGTATCCACTACTGCCTACAAGGAAGGTATGGAATATGGTATTACCGTCAATATGAGCGGTTGCATGACCAAGAACGTGCCTGAGACTAAGATGGTTGATGGTGAGGCTGAGGAAACTGGCCGTGGTGTGATGACTGTGTATATGGCCAATGGTAAGGGCGAGGTATTCCCTGTTACTATTATCGTGCCTGATGACCTTGTGGATGACGTTAATGACGCTGTTGAAGCTGGTTGTACCATTGACGCTACTCTGGACGTAAACACTATTACCTTTGGTGGTGTAGCTAAGAAGCATGGTATTGGTCGTGCTGGTAAGATTGATACCTCTAACGTGTCTACCCGCACTGAGTTTGTGCTAGCTGGCATGGATATTGTTGAGGAGCCTGATGAGCTATATATCGAGGATGAGGACGGTAAGCAGACCCCTGTTAAGACCCTATGGATGGATAGCTCTGTGGTCAAGAAGGCCATTAAGATGTATCAGGTTAAGAAGGATGAGTTTGCCAAAAATGGTGGTAACAAGACCACTAAGAGCAATTCCACCCCCAATTTAAAGGATAAGAAGGCCGAGTATAAGTCTAAGCGTGTTGGTAAGAGGGCTACCAATGAGTTTGATGAATTTGGCGATGATGAGAATCCTTGGGGTGATGATGTTGACCCAAATGATGAATTTTAATGGTACGGGGCTATGTTAAAGGTGCCCAGTGGCACGATGAAAATGGTTGAAACGAAGAAAAAATCACTAAGGCAATAAAGGAAAAGATGGATGAATTACACATCCATCATTTTCCTTCACAAGTGGAGTTAAGAAATAATGGTGGTAGTAACTTAGCAAGTGTTATTAACCGTACTGGTGGTTTTTTATATTGGAAGGACAAAATGGGACTCAGTGAGTCTCCGTGTCATAGTGAAGTCGGTTGGCATGGGGAATCTATTGTGGCTGAAAAATTGACTGAACTTGGTTTTAAGTTCCAAAAAGAGAGCGTAACTTGTCGTTTTGATTTTACTGTAGGCGATTTTGTACGGGTAGATTCTAAATATGCACACATTTATCACAGCAAGAACGGCGATTTTTATAGTTTTAATCTTAAAGGTAATTGGCGAGATTGTGATATTTTTATTGGCGTTTGCGAGGACGAAGAACAAAATCGCAAGTTTTACGTTATTCCTCATGTCGTTGTGTTTAATCAAACTCAAATTTCCCTTGGGATTGAAAACACAAAATGGTCACGATTTGAAAACCGTTTTGATTTAATTGAAAAATATGATAAATTTTATAAAAAGATAAAAGAGGAGGAATAAAATAAAATGGCACTTGATATTACAAATCTTGAGGAAACTACAATTACCACTGGCCTTGAGGGCAAGATTCTGGCTTGGTATGGCACGAACAATGTTGGAAAAAGCCATGTGGCCTCCAAGCTATTTCCCGGTAAGACGCTATGGTTAGCCACAGAAAAGGGCTATAACGCCATTTCTGGTATGCGTAAAGTAGATGTTGAGTCTTGGAATGATTTTCGACAGGTTGTGTCTCAGCTTACTGTTAAGAACGAAAAGAAGCGTGAGAAGGTACGAGCTATGTACCAATGCGTTGTAGTGGATGTTGCTGACCGCCTGCCTAATTTGGCTACTGCTTATATTATCTCCACCTATAACACTCAGAACGCTGAAAAGTCTGATTTCACCCCCATTACCGAGTTGTCTGGTGTTCCTTATGGTGGTGGTTATGCCATGCTAAACAAGGAGATGGATAGCCAAATCAATAAGCTGGCACTATCTGGTTACTGTGTTGTTCTAATCTTCCATGATGAAATCCGTAAGGTTAAGGATGGTCGAGAGGAATATGAGTACATTGTACCTAAAAACACTTTTAACAAGGCTGGCAACGCCCTAAAGGATATTCCTGACTTTATGATTTATCTTGAGTCTCAGGGCGTTGACGAGGATGGTAAGGCACTGCTGTCTATTGGCCATTGTGTACAGCATAAAGAGTATTTTGCTCGTAGCCGGTTTACTGAGTGCCCTGAGACAATCAGCCCCTTTACTGCTGACAACCTAAAGGAAACTGTACGCATTGCGTGTGAGCGTGAGGCTGAAAAGCAAGGTGTATCCACTATCACCTATGCAGAGGAAGAGGCTCAGCGTGAAAAGGAAAAGACTGAAAAGAAAAAGTCTGCGTCTGAATTGATTGATGAGGTTAAACCCATCTATGGTGCTTTGCGCAAGGCCAAGCTAACCGCAGCAGTTAATAAGATTGTAGGCGATTTTCTTGGTTATGATGAGAACGATAAGCCCAATAAGATTAGTGAGGCTGATGATTCTCAAGTCGAGGCACTACAATACATTTATGATAAGTTGGTAGACTTGGCAGAAGAAAAGGATATTAGCTGGGAAGAATAAACCAAACCAAAGACGGCTGGCCAACGCTGGCCGTCTTTTTCAATAGGAGAGTATATGGCCACCTCTAAACTAACAGAACAAGAACAGAAAGACCGCCGTAAAGTTACAGATTTAATTCAATCTATGTGGGGCGAAGATGCCAACTGGAAGTTGCTCACCGCTCAACTCAAGAACATTATGAAAGAATATGATCTGACACATAAAGATGTGTATTATATTCTTAAATATTGTAAGGATTATGAGCAAGTAATGATTGATGGCGATTATGGATTGTATCAGTTATTCCCAAAATATATTGATGCCACGCAAATGTTCAGAGATAAATTGGTTGAAGCCAAAGAGAGAGCAGATGAAATAGGTACAATTCTACCTATTAAGGTCAAAAAATATCGGCCTCAAAGAAAGATTAAAGATGACTTGACTTTTGATTGAGATGGTGGTATGATTAAGATAAAGGAGGGATAATAATGTATGTTATACAATTCTAACATGGCCTCACTCTTACTTGGTTGTCTAATGAACAATACCCAACTTCTATTCAATCCATCTTATCCTTTAGCCAAGACCGACTTTGACCCTGAGCCTGTACATCGTATCATTTTTATCGCCACTTGTAAGTTGGCTGAAGCTGGGGCTGGTAGCGTTAGTGAGGTCGAGATTGATAATTATGTCAAGAACTACCCAGCCCAATACGAAACCCTAAACAATAGCAATTTTCTTGACTTTGTGCCCACTGTAAAAGAGCTATGTTCACCTGAGAGCTTTGAGCTATATTATACCACCTTGCGTAAGTTCAGCTTATTGCGTGAGCTTAAAGAGGATGGGTATAACATTGCTGATTACTATGATGAAATGCTCGATGAGACAGAGCAGATGGCCAAGTTAAACAAGTGGACTATTGGCGAGATTCTTACTGACATTGAGTTTAAGTCGGCAAAGCTGAGAACTAAGTATGATGTTAAGTATGTGCGGAATGAAATCAAAGCTGGTGAGAATGTAGCTGAACGGCTTGAGGCGTTTAAGGAACAGCCGTCATTTGGTGCTTTGTTCCAAAGTGGTTATCTAAGTACAATCTGGAATGGATGGTGTAGAGGGCATTTAGGGTTAAGAGGCGGTGGATCTGGCACGGGTAAAAGTCGCCTTGGTGTAGCTGATTTGGCCAAAGTCGGGGCAAAAGAACTATGGTCAGATGAGGTCGGGGACTTTATTGTTAATGATAATTACCAATCGCCTACTCTATTCATCGCCACAGAGCAAGACATTGAGACAGAGGTTGAACCAATGTTCTGGTCTGCTGTGAGTGGGGTTGAGTATAGGTCTATTAAGAATGGCCTATGTACGCCTGATGAAGAAGCCCGTGTTATTAAAGCTGGTGAGATTATCGCCCAATCCAATCTTCACATTACGTCTATGCCCAACTTTAACACAAAAGCCCTCAAACGTAAAATAAAAGAGATGGTTGAATGTGAGGGTATTGGGTATTGTGTATTTGACTATATGGAGCAACAGGGCGATATTAGCCAAGAGTATCGTGAGGTTGTAGGTAATGCTGGTAGACAAGACCAAGTGCTGCTGTATCTGGCCACTGAGTTAAAGACAATGGCTGAAGATATGAATGTGGGTATCTTAACAAGCCAACAACTAAATGATACATGGAAAGCCCTTAGCTTTGTCGATGAAACAGCTTTGGCTGGTGGTAAATCGACTAAGAACAAAATTGATTTTGGCTCTATTATCATTCCAACATCTTATCTACGTAAAGACATGAAGCAGATTGAGCCTTATCTAAAGCGTAATGGAGTAGGTAATAACCGTCAACCAATGCCTAATATCTGTGAATTTATCATCAAGTCACGCTATGGTATTTATGGCGATAAACGCCTAAAGCTATGGTCATACTTTGACCGTGGCACATTCCAACGCCACGATTATTTTGTCACAGACGATGAAAATAATGTATTGGCCGACATTAGACCAACCGAATTGGAGGATTTTTAATGAATGAAAAAAGAAAACATGATCTAACTTATTTATATGCTGCACTTGGGGCAGTTGCCTTTTTTGTAGCTGGGGTTCCTGCCCTTGACGCTATCGGTGGATGGGTAAGTAACGTGTTTGGTCTGAAGTCGGTTAAATTGAATTACGAAGCATCTAAGTACGCCACTGAAGAACCTGAAGAGACGCATACTCAAGTTATTGGATTCCAAACAAACAATGAGTGTGAAGATGGGTGCTGTGAAGATGAGTGAAAGAATTAAGTATCTAAAAGAAAGCCCTTGCTATCAGTGTGGTGTGGCGCAGCAATGTTTAGCTAAGATTACCAGATGTCCAAGGCTGCAAGAAATCAGTGATTATGTAATGCCAAGGGCAGATTATGATTACCATGATTGTATGCTATACAAGGTGTTGATGATGGAGGCGGAAAATGGGAAGCGGCACAGCTAAACCTTATGTTAAGTTCTCATCTAATGCCTCTGTTGCGGTAGCTGGGTCATCTCATCTTGTGAGATTTCAGCAGTACGGGATTTTGTTAGATTGTGGGCTTTCTCAAGGCCATGATATAGCCACAGACTACCAAAACAATAAAGATTTCCTCAAATCTGTTCGTGTGAAAGAAATCCAGTGGGTTATCCTCTCCCATCCCCATGCCGATCATAGCGCCCTTATTCCAGCTTTATTCGCTAAAGGTTCCCAAGCCCATGTTTTTGTGCCATTAGGGTCTAAGCCAATTTTGAGACTGCTATGGGAAGATAGCCTAAAAATCCATCAATCTGACTGTATCAAGCTAAACAATAAGCATGGTAAAGGGTACAGCCCATTTTATACTGCTGATGATATTGAAACGGCATTGGATAGATGTATTGAGGTTGATTATCATCAAAAGACCAACCTAACAAAAAACATTTGGTTTGAATACTATCCTGCTGGCCACATCTTATACTCCGCTCAAGTATATTTGTCTATGACACAAGGATATAAAGAATATAGAGTAGGGTTTAGTGGCGATGTAGGTGGTCAAATTGAGCGCCCCTATACAATCCCTTATGAGCCATTGCCCTTTGTAGATATGCTTATCCATGAGTGTACTTATTGTCAACCTACCAGACCAAATAGTGTGAAAGATAGGCCCAAGGACATTGAGAAGATTGAGGCTGTGGTTAGAGATAGCCATAGAATCCTGTTCCCTTGTTTTTCTCTACAACGGACTCAAGAGCTGTTGACAGCGTTATATGAAATGTGGGAAGAGGGGTTGTTACCTGATATTCCTGTTTATCTTGATAGTCCATTGGCCATTAAGATTAGCAATATTTGGCCTGAGACTGAACAATGGCTAAGAGTAATGAAGTGGCCAAGACTCAAATTTATCAGTGAGACAACGGATAGTAAGGCGTTGCAGATGTCTAATGAGCATTGTATTATCATCGCTGCGTCAGGGTTTTTGTCCGGGGGGAGGATTTTAAGTCACCTAACAACGGCTTTACCTAATCCTAATAATACTCTTATGTTCATTGGTTACAGTGGTGAGAACAACCTTGCGTTTAAGATTAAATCTGGTGAGCCATTTGTAGAGGTTAATGGTGTAGTGCTTGAGAACAAGGCTAAGATTGTTGAGTTAAGATCTTGGTCAAGCCATGCAAGCTATGAAGAACTAATGGATTACTTGACTACTCTACGGTATAATAAGGTATGTCTCGTGCATGGTGATATGGATGGTAAAGTGTCCTTTGCTAAGACACTTAAAGAAAAGTTGGTAGAGCAAGGCAAATCCAGCCGTGTTGTAGCTGTAAATCAAGACTCAAAACTATATATTTAATCCTTGACAAGCCGCCTCCTTTGTGATATAATTCAAGTATCTTAGAAAAGGAGGCGGCTTATTATGGTAAAATTCTATCTTGGTCAAATGGTTAAGTATGTGGGGAGAGAGGGTTTTTGGAGTCCACCTGTGGGCACTGTTGGTACAGTAATTAAAATCAACCATTGGGATACTAATTTTCTTGTAGATTTCCCAAAAGAATCTATCGTTTCTATTGATCAGCTTCCTGATAATAGTTATTTCTGGTTTAGTGAAGACGAGCTTGAACCGGCCAATAGCCAAGATATGATTAAAAAAGTCAAAGTCCGCTGTATTAAACGGAATTAAGGGTGGACGAGAGTATGATGTTTAACATAAATAGTCTGTTTGATACAACAGATTATCTTGTAGAGATTTATGAGGGCAACGCTCTTGTCCAGCGTCAACGAATGTCTATGCCAGAACAGATGGCGCAAGGCCAGTTTATGCAGTTGTGTCAGCAACTTAAAGAGACAGGTCGACCAATGAAGGTTAAGATGATTAGGTATCAAGAGATTGAAGGGCGCAATACACCCATTGAGTGCTCAATAGAATATCAGACATGGAGGGATTGATATGGGCGAGATTATTGCTTTTTTGGTGTATGTACTATTAGGTATTTGTTTAGCTAACACTGTAATTGGCAATAGCGGTCATAAGATGGATGAGTTTGAAGAGCTTGTTGCAATCGTTATGTTGGCTACATTTTGGCCTGTTGCTTTAGTTGCTTTGATGGTTATTACCTTAGATAACTGGTTGAATGAGAGATAAGTAAAGGAGAAAGAAAATGTTTGAGGTTGTATTAACTGGATTGTTATTGGTTCTAGCCTTTGTTAATCTGTGGACGGCTAAGACCGCTTATAAAGACAAGCGATATAGCTCTGCTTGTGTAGGTTGTTTTGTGAGTGGGATTTGTTTCTCCGGGGTTGTGTTTGATGTGTTACATTTGATTGGAGGGTAATATGGTATACGCAGATTACGCCTCTACTTGTCCTGTAGTTAAGTATCCTCAACAGCTATATCGTAATGTGTTGGGCGAAGGCTATTTCTTTAACCCCAACGCTAATTATGCTTACAAGGAAAAGCGCCTACTATCTGAAGCAGAAAACAGAGTAAAAAAGGCTATCGGGGCTAAAGAAGGCAAGGTTGTTTTTGGTGGAACAAGTAGTCAGTTGATTGAGAATTTGATGGCGGCTGTTATTTGTGAACAAATTATAAACAATAAAGAACCTACTTGACTTTCGATTAAAATTATGGTATAATACAATAAAAGAGGTTAATAAGTAATGGCCATTGCTTATTATTTAAGGAAGGTGCTTATCTCACCTTCCTACTCTTAATATTATTCTTAGATAAGGAGAATGTATATGGAAGAGATTTGGAAAGATGTTGTTGAATATGAAGGGTTGTATCAAGTCAGTAATTTAGGAAGAGTTAAAAGCCTACAAAGAATAGATTCTAATAATCACATTGTAAAAGAGAAAATTAAAAAGTTAAGCACAGACAAAGATGGTTATAAATGTGTATTTCTATCTAAAGGAAATAAAAATATACAATATAAAGTTCACCGTCTTGTTGCTTTTGCGTTTATCCCTAATCCGGACAATCTCCCTCAGGTAGGGCACAAGGATGAGAGCAGAGATAATAATATAGTCACAAATTTAGAATGGACTAATTCTAAAGAAAATAATAATATGCCTTTAAGGATTGCAAGAAGCATACAATCTCATAAAGGCCAAAATAAATACGGAGACAACCCAAGAGCTATTAAAGTTGAATGCGATAATATTGTTTTTGATTGTATTAAACGTTGTGCTGAATACTACAAAGTAAACGATAGAACAATGCAACAATGGTTATCAGGAATAAATCCAATGCCACAGTTTTTTCAAGAGAAAGGATTAAAGTATGCTTTGTATAGGGAGTAATTACGAACATGATGCCATAGACCGATGGCTTGATATTCGTGTTTCAAATCTTGAAGAGCTTGAAAAGGCCCTTCAAGATAATCTTAATGATACCAAGTTTGTATTCTGGTTGGGTGTTTTAAACATTACAGGCGAAATTTTTCCTGTAAAAGATATTGGCCACCTATGCCATAAATATAACGCCTTCTATATTTGTGACGCAACGGCCCTTTTGGGTCATGCTGCTATCGAACCTAATATCGATGATTGGTGCGATTTTTTAGTTCTTGATGGTCACAAAGCCGGGACTGAACTTGGTATTGGTTGTTGTTGGGTATCAGATAGGTTAGACAAATGGCTCAATGGGTTCAAGTTACATGGCACACCTAATCTCGCTGGTGCATTAGCTATGACTCAAGCTGTTGAGGATGCTTGCGACAGCCGTAAGCTCAGCCAAAATAGCGCTCATTATGGGGAGCTGTTAGACTATTTGATTGATGGTTTGATTAAAAAGGATATTGATTTTCAACTTGTTCCCGAATATGAAGAAAATGAACCTCCCAATAAGTTCGTTTTAGCAATCAACGCCATTCGTCTGCCCGGAATTAATGCCGATTCCCTCCAACAGTATCTTGCATCTCAACAAATTTATGTATCTATTGGCGGCTCTGCTTGCGCTGAGAAACATGATTATCGAGTGCTAAATGCTTATGGGCTGAATAATGATGAGGCCAGTGAGGTTATTAGAGTTAGTTTTGGTGAGGATAGTAGTATTGAGGATGTTAAGGCATTGGTTGAAGGAATTAAGGAATTTCAAGATACTTATGTAAAGTGAGGTAAGAATAGTGGCCAAAGTGGACGTTAAAAAATTAAAGAAAATGCTCACTTTAAGCCACTATGACACCATCCTTCGTGAGCTTGGCATCCCTATCTTTAGCAAGAGCAATACAGAATGGCGTTGTTGGACAGGAGATAAGAACAAAGACCCATATCAAGGTAGCCCAGCCCTTGTCTTTTATACCGATACCAAGATATTTTTCGGCATGACTATGGGGCGTTCATATGATTGCATCTCTCTTGTCCAAACACGTCTAAATCTGCTTGGCCAAACTTGCTCATTCCTTGATGCTTGCAACTGGATTCTTGAGAAAACTAGTATTGACCCAACCAAGATAACCAAGCCCTTTACAAACAACCATGTTTATGATTGGTCTGAACTTGAACGGTTTGTTAGAGTAAGAAAGTATGGTAATCAATTACCAGAATACAATCGCAACATCATTGACACTTTACCCCCATTATACCCACAAGCATGGATAGATGAGGGTATAAGCGAAGAAACAATGGCCAAATATCAGATACGATATTATGAGCGTTGTAACCAAACTGTGATACCATGCTTTGATGATGAGGCAAGGTTGATTGGGGTTAGAGTTAGAAACTGGGACAAGGATAGGGTTGAACAGGCCAAGTATATGCCGTTGATTACATTAGACGGCCAATGTTATAAGTTCAATACCAATCAAGTGTTTTATGGAATTAACTATAATAAGCCTATGATTGAACAAACTGGTGAAGTTTGGTTGGGTGAATCAGAAAAGTTCACGATGAAACTCGATACATGGTTCGGCCCTAAGTCCTGTGCTCTTGCTATGTATGGTCATCAACTTGGTATGCAACGTAGAAACCAATTAATCAAAATGGGCGTTAAACGAGTGGTGTACTGTCCTGACATGGACTTTATTGGGCAAGACGATGCTTTTTTTGAGGAGTGGTGTAAGTCTGTAAGACGGCTATGCGATATGTTCAAAGGATATTGTCAGGTTGATATAGTATGGGATGACAGCGGTGAGTTGTTAGGGCCAAAGGAAAACGCAACAGACAGAGACAAAGAAACATGGGATAAATTGTGGGAGAGCAGAGAGAGGTATTTATGAAAATGTTTTTATTAGGCTTTTTGGCATGTTATATTATTGCTTCTTTGTTAATTTATAATGACAATGACGAATGGCTTGATAGATTTATCACCCCATTCTGTGCGGTTGGTATTGTTGTTTTAATTATCCCTTCTTTTATTTGGCGATTTGTGCGACTTTGTTTTGTGCCAGTAAGACCGGATGTTATGGATTACTTAAAAGATGCTTATATTAAACGTCTATTTGGTAATATTTATTTTTGCCATGATGAAAAAGCTAAGAATTGGTTTAATAAAATTTTTTTGTTTAGATATAAAAATTAAAAATAGCCCTTGACAAAAGCCTTTTGGTGTGGTATTATCATTACATCACAAGGCTTTGCCTATTATGAGGAGGTTTGTATATGTACGAACAATATACTGATAAGCAGATTGTTGAAATGCTAAAGCCAAAGTTGGCAAAGTTAGGTTGGGGCAAGGACGTTGATAATATTTATTATTATTTTCCAGAGACTTGCAAAATGATTGCTACTATCTACCGTTCAGCCTACATTCGTGGCCAGCTTGGTCGGAGTTTTATTATTGGTGAATCTAAGCGGACTGAACATTGGGTTCCTGCGACCAGAGACAATGTTAAGGTTGATCGTCAGGTTAAAATGATTGATGAAGAAAGTCATAGAAGCAATCCTTGGTTTTTTCCTGATGTTGGAACGGTGGGTATTGTAACTGAACTTAGTTATAATAAGTGTAAAATTCAATGGCCAAAAGACATTACTATCAAACCTAGTAGATGGTGGTGCAATTACGAACGCCTTGAGGTGCTACTATGCGAGTAAAACCACTACTATCTAAAATCAACCCCTCTACGTTTATTGAGGATTATCTACAAGCTCACGGTATCGAGCAAACTAACTTATACCTAAATCCAGAAGAAGGATGTTTAGACAATCCTCGATTTTATCCTAACATGGACAAAGGAACTGAATTGCTGAAGCAAGCAGTTGATGATGACTGGTCTATCGGCCTATTGGTTGATGTTGATTGTGACGGTATGTGTTCTGCGACCATTGTTCGTCAGTTCCTTAACACTCAATATAACATTGACCCTGTTATCTATATTCGCAAGGGCAAGGCCCATGGCCTAAGAAAGTCGGCCTCAGATGATATTGTGCCGAAGATTATTGAGGATGGCTGCCAACTGCTGATTATGCCAGATGCCGGGTCGAATGACGTTGATGAATGTCAAGAGTTGTTAATGCACAGATGTCATACCTTGGTTTTAGACCATCACAAGATTGAGGTTGGCAATCCTTGGGCTGTTGTCATTAATCATCATTTGGGCGAAGGGCTGAACACGGCTCTATCTGGTACTGGTGTAACGGCTAAGTTTATTGAGTATTACTGTCAGAAATATGGCTTGTTTATCCCCTATGTAGATGATCTTGTGGCCATGTCTATTATCTCTGATAGCTGTGACCTAACGGCCTTAGAGAACAGATATTATGTCCATAACGGCCTACACAACGTCCAAAACCCCCTAATTCAAGCCATGTTGCCTTCAGCAGTCAAGCATTACGGCCTAACGCCCACTGGCTATAGTTGGGCTATGATTCCACTAATCAATGCTGTATGCCGCAAGGAAGAGACAGATGAAAAGCATGAATTGTTTGACGCTTTTAGTGGACATGGTGATATTGAGTCTACCTTAAAAATGTGCCGTTCAGCACATCGCCTACAGACAGAGACAGTAAAACAAGCTGTAGAGGAAGTTGAGCCTACTCTTGACCTTGACCATAAGGTGATTATTGGGTTCTGTGACAGCGGGTTAGCTAATCAAATCGGCCTGATTGCTAATAAGTTTCAAGGCAAGTACAACAAGCCCACTATTCTACTACGCCAAGCAAGCTCTACAACATGGTCTGGCAGTCTAAGAAGCCCTGTAGATTTGACTGATGTGGTTAATGAGTCTGGTTTGGCTAAGGCTATGGGTCACAATCAAGCTGCTGGCGTGTTGGTTCGTAAGTCTAATCTTAACCGCCTGATTGCTTATCTTGATGAGGCTGATTTTCCGCTTGAGCCTGAGATTGATGTGGCTGGGTATATTGCTCCTGAGCAAATCAATAACAAGCTCTGTAAGGCTTGCGAGGATAATGCAGAGCTGTGGGGGCAGGGGGTTAGAGAACCCACCTTCTACATCAACACCGAGATTGACGAGACTAACGTACAGGTCTTTGAAAAGCGCACTACAACAGTAAAAATTACAGTAAATGGCGTTGATTTTCTGTTGTTTATGGCTACCCCTGAGCAAGTAGACAAGTTGACACAAAAGGGCAAAAAAAACCTATCTTTGATTGTAACTTTATCTACAAATGAATGGAATGGCGTGGTCAAGCCTCAAGGCAAGATTAAGCAGTTTGAGGTTGATAGATTTGAAGATAAGGATGAAAGTTGGGAGGATGATTTTTGATGAAGTATGAATTTCATGTAGGCGATTACGTTGAGACTAAAAACGATGCCAGAGGATACGTTGGCGATGTAGATGAAATAATATGGCAATGTACCCAAAGTTCAAATGATTATATGTATGCCGCTGGGTATACTTATCACATCCCTGTAGAAGAGCTTAATGGTTGCTTCAACCGTATCGGCCAGTATGATTTCACTAAGAAGGATGAGGGTAAGATTGAGCCTTTGTGTGAAGAATATATCAAATTTTTCCCCATCTATAAAACAACTACTACTGGGAATGATTTGGAATGGTGTGGTATTGACATTGGTGTTGTGGGCAAGAAAATCAACGAGCTTGTCGAGGCCGTAAATCGTTTGGAGGAGAAAGCTAATGAAATGGCACAAAGTTGAGGATTATACGGTCGGGTTTAACTACTGATTAGTTCATTAATAAAATAAAAGGAGAAATAAATAATGATTTTTAGACTTCCTACCTTACAGGATACCGAATTCTTGATGAATTCTAATGATTACAAAGATAGATTTGTAGCAGAGTATTGGCAGACTGAAATTCGCTATGCAAAGTTACATGAAATGACAGTGAAATATCAGGCTAACAAGCTTGATTTTACTCCTAATTGTCCTTTAGATGTACTTCTAAAGCAGAAAGTTGCCATGGGACAGTATCTTAATATGCTGGAAATTCGTGCTGAGATTGAGGGTATTAACCTACTAATGGATAATTATTTTACTGTACAAACAAATGCTACAGCTAAATATAAGGAGGATTAAAAATAACAACTCTAATAGAACTCATTGAATGAAATAATGAATAGAGTCAAAAAAGGGCATAAAAATTATTGACAACCATAATTAAATATGTTACAATTAAACCGTGGAGAAATCTACGGTTTAATTTTTAGGAGGGGTTGGATGTACCAGCTTTATAATGGTGACTGTCTTGAAGTCATGAAGAATATTCCAGATAAATCAGTTGATATGATTTTATGCGATTTGCCTTATGGAATCACAGCCAGAAACAAATGGGATACGGTTCTTCCTTTAGATACTTTGTGGGAGCAATATAATAGAATCATTAAAGAACACGGAATGATTATGTTATTTGCTGACGGCTTGTTTATGGCTGATTTAATGAACAGCAATAAGAAAATGTGGCGTTATAACCTAATTTGGCACAAAACCACTCCGACAGGATTTCTTAATGCTAATCGTATGCCATTAAAAGCACATGAAAATATATGTTGTTTTTATAAAAAATTACCAGTATACAATCCTCAAAAAACTACTGGACATCAAAGAAAAACAAGCACCGCAAATCAAAAACGAAACTGTGTTAAAACATTAAATTATAATGAACATAATTTAACTACTTATGATAGTACAGAACGATTTCCTACAAGCGTATTAACGTTTTCAACTGATAAACAAAAATGCGCTTTACACCCTACGCAAAAACCAGTAGCCTTGCTTGAATGGTTAATTAAAACCTATACCAATGAAGGTGAAATTGTATTGGACAACTGTATGGGTTCAGGTAGTACAGGTGTTGCTTGTTTAAATACAAATAGGAATTTTATCGGTATTGAGTTAGACGAAGGGTATTTTAAGATTGCAGAGAAAAGGTTGAGAGAAATTGAGTTACTTTAACAATCATAATCATACAGATATGAGTAATGCTTTACTTGGTTTTCCAGATGTTATTTGTAAAATTCCTGATTTAATTCAAAGAGCATATGATTTAGGTCTTAAGGGCATTTCAATTTCTGAACATGAAGGAATATCTAGTCATATTAAAGCTCTTGATTATTATGAAAAAATGGAAAAGACACGCCCATTTACGTTAGCTTTAGCGAATGAGATTTATTTGCTTACTGAGGAAGAAGATAACCTTAATCGCCAAATCCCTAATACCGTCCCTTACTATCACTTTATCTTAACCGCTCTTGATACTGAAGGCCACCATCAACTACGCCTACTCTCAACTCGTGCTTGGTTAAGGGGGTGGAGACAGGGTAAGATGTTCCGTAGGCCGACTTATTACTCTGACCTTGAAGAAATTATTAAGCCTAATCAAGGCCATGTTATTGCCAGTACAGCTTGTTTAGGGTCGAGGATTGATAAGCTACTACTACAAGAATACAATGATGGGCGTGGTATGGATACAGCGTTTGGCGAAGCCATGAGTTTACAAAACATCTTTGGCCAGGGCAATTTTTACCTTGAAGTTCAGCCCGCTAAAGACGCTAATTCTGACCAAAGCCATGTTAATACCTTAATGTGGGAACTTCATAAAAAAACTGGTGTACCCATCATCCCAACTACTGACTCGCATTATCTCCGCAAAGAGGACGCTTTTATCCATAAGGTTTATTTACAGTCACAAGAGGGCGATAGAGAGGTTGATGATTTCTATGCCACGGCTTATCTTATGGATGAGGCCGAATTAAGAGAGCATCTGTTGATTGATTTTAATGATGCTCAAATTGACCAGATGTTTGAATGGAGTTGTGAGTTGGGTGAAAGAATCAAGGGGTACAATATCCAGCACAATCCAATTATCCCGCAACTTCCGCTTGACAAGATACCAGACTTTACTATTAGTCATGTATTCAGTGATTATTATGATAAGTACCCAAACTTTGGTTGGTACTCTAATCGCCCTGAAATACACGAGCAATATTTCTTTAGTCAGATTGAACAGGGACTTCAAGATAAAATTGTAAACAAAGGCAAGCCCATTGAACAATATATCGCTCGACTGGATGAAGAATGGAAAGAGCTAAAGATTATCAGTGAACAGCTTGATACGTCTATGGCCAGCTATTATTCAACTATGTCAGAGATTGTTGAGCTTATTTGGCAAGCTGGTAGTTTGGCTATGCCAGCGAGAGGTAGTGCAGCGGGGTTCTTAACGTGTTATCTGCTTGAGGTTACACAGATTGACCCTGTGCCGTTGGGTGATTATATGCCAAGTTGGAGACATTTGAATCATCAACGGGGCGTTGAGTTGCCCGACATCGACAATGACTCAGAAGCCTCAAAGAAAAAGGCCATAGTTGACAAGATGAAGGAATATTTTGGTGAAGATAAGGTTATCAACGTAGGCACATTCTCTAAAATTTCCTCTAAAACAGCCATTGAACGGGCTTGTAAGGGTCTTGATATACCAAATGATAAGGCGGCTTATTTTAAGTCTTTAATCCCTGTCAACCGTGGTAAGGTCAGCAAGCTAAAAGATGCTGTGTATGGCAACAAAGACAAAGGTATCAACCCAGCACCCGGCCTCAAGTCCGAACTAAGCCAATACCCCCATTTGCTTGAGTCCGCATTAGCTCTTGAAGGGTTAATTACTAACCGTGGCACTCATGCGGCGGGTGTATTGGTATGTAACACCCCTTATACAGACTATATAGCCGCTATGCGTTCAGCGGATGGAACGTTAATCAGTTGCTATGACCTATGGGATGATGAGGTTGCTGGATGTATTAAGTTCGACATGCTCACGGTCGAAGCCGCAGATAAGATTCACCGTACAATGGATTATCTGCTTGAAAACGGCAAGATTAAGGACGAAGGGTCACTAAAAGAGACTTATTACAAATGGGTACATCCTGATGTATTAGACTATAAAACACCTGATATGTGGGATATTCTACCCACCATTTATTCCGTATTTCAGTTTGACACCCCAATCAGCACCAAAGCCCTGTCTGCTACCCATCCTCATAGTGTAATGGATTTGTCAGCCGCAAACAGCTTACTTCGTCTTATGCCAGACAATGCGGATGAAACACCTATTGACAGATATATCCGCTATAAACAGTCAAAAGATGCTTGGTTGAAAGATACAACTGATTTTGGTTTGAACAAAGATGAACAAGCTATTCTATGGAAATATCTTGCAGACGCTTATGGTATGGCTGACAGCCAAGAAAAGGTGATGCGGTTGAGTATGGATGAACATACCGCTGGTTACACTCTTAAAGAGGCCAATAAACTCCGTAAATCTATTGCTAAGAAAGATGAAAAATTACAGGCCGAAGCCAAACAATTGTTCTTTGATTGTTGTGAATGCCAAGGTACAAGAGAAATCTTTGCTGATTATATCTGGAATGTAGTGTTTGCAGCCAGTATGGGCTACTCTTTCAGCCAATTACACTCTTATAGTTACTCTATCATCGCTCTACAAGAGCTTAATCTTAACTATTACTATCCTCGTGTTTATTGGAACTGTGCTTGTCTATCTGTAGAAGCATCTAGTACAGACGAAGAAAATACAGGCTCAACAGACTATGGTGAAATGGCTAAGGCTATCTACAAGATGAAAAAGTATGGAGTTGGGGTTCATGCGCCCTCTATCAACGACTCTAACATCGACTTTACCCCTCGTGAAAAAGACAGTGCTATCTTGTTTGGACTTGGCGGTATAGCTGGTATTAACATTGATATTTCTCGCCAAATCCTCTCCAATCGTCCTTACACATCCTTTACTGACTTCTACAACAAAAATGCCTACAAAGGCTCACTTGTTACCAAATCTAAATTCATCCAACTAATCAAGGCTGGGTGTTTTGATGAGTTTGAGCCTGATAGACGTATTGTGATGAGACAATATTTTGTCTTATCCACACCCAATGTCACATCTCTTGCTATGAATAATATAGGCCAAATCAAGGCTGCAAGAGTGCCCATCCCCAAGTCTATCATTGGCCCATATAACTTTAGAAAGTATGTATGTAGCAGACAGTTCAAGTTCGGCCCCCACCCCAAATTCAAGAGCAAGACCCTGTACTGGCTTGATGATATGGCACAGCGTTATTTTAACGCACGTTGTAAGAACAGCTTAGCCGAAGGCGTAGATTATTGGTTTGATAGTGATGCTGAAAATTGGGTTGTTGTCGATAAAAGCCTTGAAAAGTTACTTGCTCCGTCTATTGAAACGCTAAAAACCTATATCAATACACCTGAGTTCTTGGATAAGTTCAACAAGGCCAGAGCTAAACAAAGCATGATTGAGAGTGTAGATGGGTTGGATGTAAATAGGTGGTCTTTCCAGTCTTGTGCATTTTACAGCCAAGAGCATGAGCTTGCTAACGTTGACTTAACCAAATACAGTATTTCCCATTTTTCTGACTTACCTGAAGAACCTCAGTTTGTTGAGCGTTCTTTTGGTAAGCGGTCTTGGAAACAATTTGAGCTGTCTGCTATCTGTGGGACGGTTATAGGACGAACGGATAGCCACCATCTTGTTACTATCTTAACGCCTGATAATGAGGTTGTTAATGTTAAAATGAATGATGGGGCTTTTGCCCATTACAAAGCCCAACTAAGCACAATCAATCCAGACGGTACTAAAACAGTCATTGAAAAATCTTGGCTTGAGCGTGGCAATTTATTGATTTGTTGCGGATACCGTAGAGGAACAGATGAATTTGTAACGAAAAAATATAAAGCCAGCATTTTCCCATCCCAGCTTATGAAAATAACTAGTATTAATGGCTCAGACATTGAAATCCAAACTGAACGATATTCTGAAGGAAATTAAATAATCCCTTGACAAACCTCCTTGTGGCATGGTATACTTAAACCATCAAACAAGGAGGTTTGTTTTATGAAAGTTGATGATGTTCTCCGCTATGGTACAATTCTTACAGATGATGAACTTTTCGACCGTTGCGATGATATGGCGGCAGAAATTCGTATTAGATTGTTTAGTTATGAAAGCGCTATCTATTATATTAAGATGATTAACGGCGAAGTTGAAGAATTTAAGAAAGTAGGCACCGATGAGTATTAAAATCAAACTAAAGCCAATCAAGCGAATTTTCTTTAATCCGTCTAATGGCTATAAAGTCCTAAGTTGTGAACCTATTGGTAGTTACCCTAACCTAATGCTCAACTCGTACAATAACTTTACTTTGGCCGGGACTAACCTTGGCATGGTTGATGTGGGCGATGAATATGAACTTGAAATCAGAGAAAACCAAAAGGCCAAATACCCAGCAAGCTATGTTTTGGTTGGGTTTGCTGATATTGATGTTAGTGCCGGGGGCATTAAAATCACGCCTGAGCAAGAGCTAAAAATCTTGCGCCACATCTGTGACGGTAACCAACCCCAGTATGTCCATGAAGCATATCCTGATTTTATTCAGATGGTGCTTGATGGGCGAGAAGAAGAAATCGACCATAAGAAGATTTACAATGTTGGCCCTGTGCGGTTTGAAGAATATGTGAATAAAATCAAGGGTTATTTCGCCACTATCCGATTCTTACCTATTGCTTCTGATTGGGGTATTGAAAATGATAATGATGTCAAGAAGTTGATTGATGTTTTCGCTACACCAGCAGAACTAAACCAAGCCCTTGAAAGTAGCCCCTATCATATTTTCTTTGATTTGCTTAATTATTCCTTTGACAAGTCTGATAGATATGTCTTAGACAAACGGCCTGATTTGATTGATTCTAAGGAGCGTTGTGAGTTTGCTTGTTTAGCTATTCTGCAAGAGAACGAAGATGAGGGCGACACAAGAATCTATACAGATTTGCTTGAGGAATTGGCCGAAGAAAAAGTACCTGAGTGTGTTAAATATGTAAGAGATGCTGTGCGTAATAGTGAAAGAATCTATTATGATGCAGAACAAGAGTATTCCAGTAATAAAGCCACTTACGAGGCCGAAGTCAACATTGCTGAGAATATCCTTGATCGCCTCGCCTTAGAGAAAAAGCAAGACTGCAACTTAGGTATGAATGTTGATGACTTCACAAGCGTTGATGGGTTTGAGTGTACAAATGAACAGAAGCAAATCCTTACCTTAGCCAATGAACACATGGTTGCTATGTTGAGGGGTTATGGCGGTTCTGGTAAGAGTACGGTAATGAAGGCACTGGTGTTGATGCTTGAGGCCAACCATAAAGATTATACCCAACTCGCTCCAACGGGTAAAGCAGCCAAACGCCTAAGAGAAACAACAGGCCGACCCGCAAGCACCATTCACATGGTATTGGCTCAAGATGGTCATATCGACTCTGATTTTGTCATTGTTGATGAGTGTAGTATGGTTGGTGTTGATTTGTTGTCTAAGCTGTTTGATATATGCGAGTCTAATACACGATTTATCTTTGTGTGTGATGAAGCACAGTTGGCCTCTATCTCTTGTGGTAATGTTGTACAAGACATCATTGACTCAGGTGTTGTGCCTACGGCCACACTAACCAAGATTTTCCGGTATGGTTCATCCGGTCTTGCAACTGTGGCCACTGATACTCGTGAAGGCAAGGTTGGCCCAAGACAAAACAGCAATTATCCTGATTACCAGTTTATCTCTATTGGTGACAGCCCTATGGTGCAAATCCTTGATGCCTATAATTCTCTGCTTGACAAATACACTAAAGATGATATAATGATACTGTCCCCATTCAACAAAGGCTTGGTTGGTACAGTGGCAATTAATAAAGCCATTCAGTCTAGATACAACCCAAACCCTGATACTAACGCTAAACGCAAGACAAGTGGTGGTGAGGAAATCATGTTCAAGGTGGGCGATAAGGTAATTAATACCCATAACGAATACCACTGCCCTTGCTTTAGAATTGATGAAGATGGGTCTTTGGTGGAGAGTATGAGCGACATCATGGTTATGAATGGTGATATGGGCTATATTCGGTATATTAAAGAGACCGATACAGGCATTGTTATGGCTGTTGAGTTCGATACTGGTATGGCAAGGATTTATGGGCCTTATATGAACAACTTACTGCTTGGGTATGCTATTAGTATTCATAAGAGTCAAGGTAGTGAGGCTAAGGCCGTGATTGTGATTACAAGCCCTATGCACAAGCGTATGTTAAGCAGCAATTTGTTGTATGTAGCCGATAGCCGTGCAAAAGAGCAGTTGGTTGAGATTGGCGATGTTGAGACAATCAAGGAAGGGCTTAAACGGCATGAACAAAAAGAAAGAGAGACTTGGCTCTGTGAGCTATTAAAGGAGGAAAATAAATGAAAACGTATATGATTCGAGAGACTGTACAGCATTTCCACTCCATCGAGGTCGATGATGAAGTAGACATTTGTAATGTTATCGGAAAGGCAAAAACCCTACTACATCAGGCCACTGGGTTTGAGGCCATTGAAGAAGTGCTTAATGACTACCAAAACAAATATGGCTTTGATTATACAGTTAAGCCCAACTATTGTGGCACTTGTTCAGAGGGACTTGAGATTGTCGGATGTAATGATGATAGCCCTGAACTTGATTAAAGTTCATAGAATGTTTACATTTATTTAATATTGATGTAACATTTTTATGATATAATTATCGTCTTAACTCAAAGAAAGGAGGATAATATGGTCACATTTTACTCAACTCATTGCCCCAAGTGTAACATTCTTGAAAAGAAACTTAAAGCAAGCAACATCGACTATACAGAAAATAATGACGTTAATATTATGTTATCTAAGGGATTACGAACAGCGCCAGCACTTGAGGTTGATGGGGAAATTTATACATTTACTCAAGCAATTGAATGGTTAAAAAATCAGGAGGGGTAAAGTTTGGATATTACACTTAAACTAAGTAAAGACTTTGAACGTTGTCTTGAGGATTTAAAGAAAAAGTACGGAGAAGATTTTGAATACATCAACGGCCTACACCCAAATCAGCTTGATTTCTCCGAGTTTCTTGATAAGTTCGTTGCCGAAGATACCATGGCTGACGCAACTATTGACCCCAATGCCAACGCTCGCCACAAGGACATTCGTTCCTTTATGACTGAAAAAGGCAAGTCTGAAGATAAGTTGTTTGGTCTAAATAAAATTTTTACCGAAATCAAAAAACAATGGGGTCTAAGAACAGCAAAACAATGGCTTGAACAGGAGTTTAGTAAGGGCTTTTATCTAAACGATAGTGCAACAGCCAGTTATTTCCCATATTGTTGGGCAAATGATTTTACTCGCCTCGCCACTGAAGGTTTGTTCTTTATCAATGAATACAATAACCAACCCCCTAAGCACCTTACTACTTATCTTGATGATGTTATTGAATTTGTGTCGTTTCTATCTAATCGGCAGTCGGGTGAACATTACTGCGCCCATTTGCTTCTTTTCTGCTAATCAGCGGGGTTACAATTATGTAGCTAACGGTGAAGGCTAAGTCTTAATGATATGCTAATACCGTGGGAATGTTTTATAAGGTAGTTTAATGAAAAAAGACATTTATGTAATAAAAAACAGAGTAAATAACATGGTTTATGTGGGGCAAGCAATAAATTCTGCCGAAAGATTTATCGCTCATTGTAAGCCAAGTTCTGCAAAACAAGACAAATCCATTATTGATAAAGCCATTCAAAAATACGGTGCCAATAATTTTTGGTTTGAAGTAATCGAACATCAGATTGAAGATTATAACGAACGAGAAAAATATTGGATAAAAAAACTGAATTCTTTAACACCAAATGGATATAACATACAGGCAGGAGGCGAAAATCCGCCTGTATATCATGGGGTTGACCATTCGCTGTCCACATTTGATAACATAGAGACGGTTAATCTTATCAAGGACGATTTGAGGAATACTTGTTTGAGTTTGTCTGAAATAGCTAACAAGTATAATTCAAGTAAGAGAACAATAATGAGGATAAATCAAGGGTTACATTATGAATCTATTGATGATGTTTACCCTATTAGAAAAGAACCCTTGCAAAATGGCAAGCTATCAAATGGACAAATAGAAGAAATCATAGAGATTCTAAAATACACATACAGGCAATATAATGATATTGCTCGTCAGTATGAGGTATCTCCGTCAACTATAAAACAGATAAATTCTGGTGTTGTCCATTTTGACTCCAAAGAATCTTATCCCATTAGAAAATACAAAAATAGTGGCAAACCAAACTGTACTTATGCCCAAGTTACAGAAATTATCGATTTGCTAACTACTACAGATATGTCTTGCAACCAAATTCATAAATGTTATAATGTCGATTTACAGACCATATATATGATAAAAAATGGTACTGCAAAAAGATATAAACGAGAAGGATATAAATATCCTCTCAGAAAAAACAACCCTATAAAATAAGCCTGTATCGACTATCCCAGTGAATGGGAGTACATTTGCTATTGATACGCAAATGGAAAGAGAAGCACTACAAATTTAATTTTGTAGCAAAATATAGTCAGTCCTTATAGAAATATAAGATGTCTACGGCAGTAGGTATGCCCAATGTTCTAATTTGGGCTTATTATTTCTGGAAGCACGATATTGAGAATGGGTACTATTTGAAAGACCCTGACACTTATCTACGTCAGTGTTTCCAAAAACTAATTTATCGTCTAAACCAGCCCTTCCTACGCATTGACCAAGCTAGCTTTACAAACGTAAGCATTTTTGACCGGCCTTATCTTGAAAGCCTGTTTGGCGGCATGGAGTTTCCTGATGGCACTTTCGCCATTGACCAGATTGAGGAAATGCTTGAATGTCAAAAGGTGTTTATGGAGGTTGTGAGTGACATTCGTGAAGAACAGATGTTCACTTATCCTGTGTTAACCTATTCTCTACTATATAAAGACGGTAAGTTCGTAGATGAGGACTTTGCTCGGTGGTGTAGCAATCACAATATTAAGTGGTCTGATAGTAATTTCTTCGTAAGTGACAATGTGGGCGTTTTGTCCAACTGTTGTCGTTTGCTCAGTGATACTAATAAGCTGGATGCTTTTATCAACTCTATTGGTGGCACAGCCCTATCTGTCGGTTCTTGCCGTGTAAGCACTATCAATCTTGTTCGTATTGCTTATGAGAGCAAGATGAATAAGAAGAAGTATTTAGACATTCTGCGAGACAGGGTGTTGCTGGACTGCAAGGCACTAACCTCTATGCGTCATATCCTAAAGCGCAACATCGAAAAGGGCCTACTACCCAACTATCAAGATGGTGCTGTTGAGCTTGACAAGCAATTCTGTACCATTGGTGGTATTGGTATGTATGAGGTTATGGATTTGTTTAGCCTTATCAATACAGATGAGTTTGGTAACAAGTCTTATAGTGATGAAGCTGTTGAGTTCGCCACTCAAATCCTTGACACCATGAACGATGTTAAAGACCATTTTGAGTGCGATTTTACCTTTAACATTGAGATGATTCCCGCTGAGAATTGTGCTGGTGTTATTTGCACTGCTGACAATCTACTATACGAGCAAAACAAGTATTTCATCTACTCTAACCAGTGGATCCCCCTTATGGAAAAGTGTACTATTCAAGAAAAGTGCCGTTTAGGTCATCTGTTTGATGCTAAATGTGGCGGTGGTTGTATTGCTCATATTGATATTGAGAACCGGTTCCCCAACGAAGAAGCCGCTTGGGATATGCTGAATTATGTGGCCAAACAGGGCGTAATTTACTTTGCTTTTACCACTAAGATTAACGTTTGTGAGGATAAACACGCTTTTATTGGTACTAAAGAGTGCCCCCAGTGTGGCAAGCCTGTGGCCGACCAATATGCTCGTGTGGTAGGGTTCTATACCCCTGTTTCTGGTTATCAGCGCATCCGCAAGAGCGAGTTCAACCAGCGCAAATGGTATGATGTTCTAAACAAGGATGGGATTATGTAATGGCAGATACCATAGCACTAAGAGATGTGGTAGTTGAAGATTTTTGTAATTATAAACTCCCCTCAATGTTCCTTATCTCATCTTACTGCGATTGGAAATGTTGCCATGAGGCCAATATTGATGAGTCCGTGTGTCAAAATCACGGACTTGTCTCTGGCCCCATTAAACAAATTTCCTATGGAAGCCTGTATCAAGCATATATTAACAACGATATAACCAAAGCAATCGTTATTGGTGGTCTTGAACCCATACTTCAAATTAACGAAGTAGTTGGTCTTATACATTATTTTAGAAAAAAATCATGCCAAGACACGTTTGTAATCTATACTGGGTATTATCCCTCTGAGATACCTAAACCCCTTTCTGAGCTTAAAAAACTACACAATATTACTATCAAATATGGGCGTTATGACCCCAACCTCAAGGCCAGATATGATGATGTGCTTGGAGTTATGTTGGTAAGTGAAAATCAATATGGGGAGGTTTTAAGTTGACTAAAATTAAACTAACTGATGACATTGAACTCCGGCAAGAAATTATCAAAAAGTTAAAAGAAAACCATGGTTTTTGCCCATGTGCCCTGACTAAAACACAGGACACTGTATGTATGTGCAAAGACTTCCGTGAAAATGTCCAATCTGGCCCGTGTCACTGTGGGCTATATGTAAAGGAGACAACATAATGATTAGTGAGATTACAGATATTGGCGTTTATCTTGGCCAATTCGGCAATGAGACCCGACTATGTGAACTACCCCCTGAGTCCGACATTATCCCTCAAAAGGGCGACTTTATCTTTTATGATAGTGAGCCTTACAAGGTAATGTATTGTATGGTTGATGTAGACAATGGCGAATATTCTATCTTTGTTCGCAGAGCGATTGAGGAGGATTTTTGATGGTTGAACTTAGAAAATGGCCAACAGACACAGATTGGGCTTGGTGTAAAGAATGTTGCCTTAATACAGTAGGCAAGACCTCTACAACCCTACCAACAGAAGAATGGAAACGTAAGCTAATTGCAGCTGAACACAGCCCCCTAAGAGAGCTATGGTTTGGTATCAAAATGACCATTCCTTATTGGGTTTCCGTGCATTAACATAAAAGTGCCCTTACACAGTAATGTGTATTGAAAACTCCGTTAACTTGTAATTGCAAGGTGTGAAGTTGACTTTATAAGGTCGGTAAGGAAATGTACCGTTTGCAACTTTGCTAACAGGGGAAATCTAAGGTTGACACTATGACAATCCTGTGCTATAATTAGAATGTCCAGAAGATATAAAGGAGGTGAAAATTTTGAAAAAAATAGATATTATTGGCAATGTTTACTCTTCCAATCATTATGGAGACTTCATTGTAGAAAAAGAATTGTACCCACAAGGAACAAATGTTTATTATCAAATCCGTTTCTTAAGTACAGGAACAACAACTAAAGCTGAAAAGCATAATATAAAGAAAGGCTCAGTAGCAGATTGTTACGCTAAAACAATTTATGGCGTTGCTTGTCGTGGGCGTGCATCTTCTAAATACCCTGTGTTAAACAAAGTGGCTTTCAAACGTTGGTTGGCCATGTTGTCTCGTTGCTATAATAAAAACGATATTGGGTATAAGTCTTATGGTGCCAAGGGGTGTGTTGTTTCTGAAGATTGGCTTTGCTTTGAAAATTATGTGCGAGACATAATTAACATTAAAGGCTTCAACAAAGAAGAATATCTAAAGGGTATTATCCAGTTGGACAAGGATGTTAAGATTCCTGATAACAAAGAATATTCTGTTGACAAATGTATTTTTCTAAATGCTTCAGCCAACAAGAAAAATCAACCTTCAAAGCAAAGATATTTTTATGCAATTTCGCCACAAGGCCAGCAATTTATATACAACAACGCCAATTTGTGTGCACAAGAACACGACTTAACCGCAAGAACCATCTTAAAATGCTTAAAAGGTCAATTCAAGCAACACAAAGGCTGGACATTCAAACTTGTAGTCTAACGACTATCTCGAAAGAGAGTAGGGCGATTATGAAACGAATTGCTCGAAAAGCGGAGAACCCATATATATGGGTTGTGATATAGTCTACTCCCCTAATAAATATCGGGAAACCGAGGGTATAAAGGTTTGTTCGTCATCACATTGGATGCAATCATTATGTTCAGTCCCAACGCAATGACCGACAAAACAAGTATGACCGCAACAAGGCCTCACAAGACGAACTGGTAAGCCATATTATGTCCATCAACGCACAAGAGCTTGTGTTTATGGCTCATAAGCGTCTATGCAACCAAGCCTCTCCTGAGACTCGTGCTGTAATGCGAGAAATCGTAGATAAAGTTACTGAAAAATGCCCTGAATTTAAGGGTTTTCTTGTCCCATTGTGCGAGTATAGAGGTGGGGTCTGCACAGAGTTTTACCCCTGCGGATATAATAAAACAATCAAGGAGAAAAACGATGCTTGAACTAAAGATTAAACGTTTATCTGAAACAGCGACAATCCCTACTAAAGCCCACCCTACTGATGCTTGTTTTGACCTATATGCGGATATTGGTTACATTACCGCGAGATATGTAGACGGTCTAAGGAAAGTCCCCGACTCTATCATCATTCGTCCCCATGAAACCGTTAAGATTCACACGGGTATTGCTACTAACATTCCTCATGGTTATTGGGGCGCTATTTTTGCCCGTTCTGGGCTTGCTACTAAACAGGGGCTAAGACCAGCACAGGGAGTGCCTGTCATTGATGAACCTTATACAGGTGAGTGGTTAATCCCCTTACATAATGATACCGATGAAGACAAAATTGTACATCACGGAGATAGAATTGCACAGTTTATGTTACTACCTTGGTATGAAACTGCAATTACCGAAATTGATGAACTTGAAGCCACAGACAGAGGCGCTGGAGGCTTCGGCAGTAGTGGTGTCTAACCATGATTATTGCAGTCGATTTCGACAAAACATTATCCCTTGGCGCACAGTATCCTTACATCGGTGAACCCAACACAGAACTAATCTCAATCCTCAATCAACTACAAGCCCTTAAACATACCATCATCCTGTGGACTTGTAGAGAGGGTAAAGAGCTAAATGAGGCCGTAGAATGGCTAAAATCTAAAGGTCTAACGCCTGATTATGTAAACTCTAACGTTCCTTGGTTGGGCTTTGATAGTCGTAAGATTGTGGCCGATTATTACATTGATGATTGTGCTGTTCATGTCCGCAATACAATCAAGCTAAAAGCCATTTTATATGACGGCAAGTTAAGACGTAATGATTGCCAAGGCTAACTAAACATCGAAAAAAATAGGGAACTTAGACAGAGTAAAATCCATCTAAGTTCCCTATAGTTATATATTAGATAGTTATATATTAGCCACCAGCGGCCTCAAGTGTAATCTCAACAGTCTGGTCGCTATTGTTCACAACAGTCTGAGTCTTGGTAGTATACCCAGTCTTGCTTACGGTCAGAGTATAGCTATCACCAAGGCCAGAGAGTAGGAAAGTATTGGTTGTGCCAGTGATAGGAGCAATCTCAGCACTATCAACGTCAGTTACTTTAATAGTAGCATCAGCAGGGGTGGCATTGATAGTTAGTAGAAAACCGTCTTGTAGGCTTACAACGCCCTTATTCAGCTTAAAGAAACGGCCATCAAGACCAACGCCACAGTTACCCTTAGCAATAACAGCTTCACCAACACCATTACCTTCACTATTATGTAGGGTTACAACCTTACTGTCCCCAACTTTAACAACAGTAAACAAGTCACCGTCCCAAAGCTGGCCACAAGTAGACACAGCATCTTCAATATTCACACTGTCAGCAGTTGCATCACAAATAACGCCATTGATTACTTTCAAAGTAATGCCATCAAGTTTAATACCACCACAAAATTTAGCCATATATCATCTTCCTTTTTATTGTTAAATTTTATTAACCCAAGCTAAAGCTTCATTAACAACACCTAAAACCTTACCATTGTCCACTTCAGTAAACGTAGGTAAAATAGCATCTATATAACTCTTGATCACAGCTTCATTAGCATCACTGGGGTACCAGTTAATTTTAACTTACCCACCATAGTACCACCAAATTTAAGAATAGCACTAGCCTGAATAGCACCTGTCTTGCCATCTACATTATAAATATAAAAATTAGATTATATTAACCCTCTAAAATATCCTTTAATTTTGTATAAGCGTCTTTAACATATTTAGTAGTCGCCACTACAAACGCCGTAATAATTACAATGCTATCCAATACTTGCATAGTTTCTTCTGCAATATCAATTCCTACGTAAACCATGTAAATAGGTAGTGTACTTATAACAATAGAAAGCAAACCAATGCCAACGCCAAGGACAATAAATTTAATCAGGCTTTGCCCAACCAACTTCCAATCAAAATCATATCCTTCAATCTTAACACTGCGCCAAGCACCAAGACAAATATTAGACAAATATGCGCCTAAAAACAATACAACACCAATACCAACTTTTTCAAGATTATCTATAATAATAGTCATAATATTCATTTTATGCACCTCATTTTAATAGATTTAATCTATACAATACAACTGCAAGTTGCCTACGAGTAACAGCACCGGTTGGATTAGTACCATCAAAGATACCCATATCACAAGCCTTATCCCATGCTAGTTCAAGTTCACCTTGAGCATCGGTCTTATCATTAGGCGTTTCAACAATATCATCGCTGGCATTATAAGGTAATATACCCGTGTTCACATACTTTATCACGTCTTCTCTAAAATCATCCATTGACTTACCATGTTTAGGCCACCAATGCCCCACATCAGCATGAGCACTAGCAATTCCCTTAATATGTCCTTCTGCGTGTGAAAGCACAGTATTATTATCTATAGTTTTTTGCCCCAATTTATTTAATATATAAGCGCATGTAAACACTGCCTTACGATAAACATTTTCAAAATAAGCTTGGTTTTCTTTTACATTATAAAGTAAATAAGACCCTTTACGCTTCTGCAAGGCATGGAGAGTACCAAGACCAACAATACCATCAGCCGTCAACCCTAGTTTCTTTTGAAATGCTAAAACAGCATTTTTTGTACCAGATCCAAAAATACCATCGATACCATTAGGATTATGCCCCCAAGCTTGTAACTCCTGTTGAAGCAACTTTACAGCATAAATAGTATTATTAGAACTACCTTGGCTCAAATTCTTCCAGTTTACGTCAAGCAATCGAGTATTTAGAGGTTCACATACTTCACATCCAACATGAGTACTATTTCCCGTACCACCACAATGCCATGTTCGGATACCAATTGGCATCATTTGATAAATACCAGTATCGTCAATAATAAATTCTGTTTCAGCCGCTGCACTTGTGCTATTCCAAGTTTTAATAAAAGCAGATGCTTTAGCGCCCGGCGTGCCTGTACTATGTTGCATATATCCAGTCTTAATCTTTTTCTCTTGTTTTTTATATCTAGGGTTATTTGTTAAAAAGGCTGGTTGAATAGTAAATCCTGTGTCTGTGGTAATAGTAGTCTCCTCCTGTTTTGGATCGGTCGTAGGCTGAGTAGTGATTTCATTACCTTTTTTTAAATATACTAAAATTAAATTCTGTGACTTGGAAATACCTTGCATCGTAGTCCCATCGCTATAAAAATTAACCTTACCTCCACCGTCACCCATGATAAATTCCGTCACGCCTTTGGCAAACATATAGTCTCTTAATTTTTCAGGCGTTTTAGCATCGGATGTTCCATCTTTACTTGCATACAATACCAAATTCTTACCTTTAATACCAATCCCCGTTCGGCCTCTCACCCCACCAACATCTTTATTATAAATAACAAGATTATTAGGATAAGCAGACCCATTCGCAATTAATGTGCAGCAAGTATAATAATTATCATATCCATCAGCTTCAGTGGGAATTCTACATTGACCAAAATCATCAGGAGTGTTCCATCTAAAACCTCTACATACATATGGCGCAGACACTAAAACAACACCATCTTTTTTTAATGGACAAGTGGCTTTCCAAGACGTATTATAAAAATTGCCTGTTACAGCATAATCACAACCAGTTTGCTTTACAATTTGTGATAAAGATAGCTTTTTAGAGTTGATATAAACTTCAATCTTTTTAATTTTATTAAAAGGAATATAAGAAATTCTTTCCATTCTTTCCCTCTTTTCATTTTTATAAAAATATAGGGGCGCTTAGGCCCCTATATCTTTACCCAATATGAACAGCTTTAACAGCATAACCATCCTGATTATAATGAATTTCATATTTGTTACCAGATACATATTGAGTCTGAACAGTATTTGCAAACTCAATCTTACGGCTCATATCTAAAGAACGTTGAACAGGATTGTTTTTCCCCTCGGAGGCCACAAAGCCTTCTTTCATCTCTTGTTCAGTCCAGCCACCTTCTTTACCTTCAACTAGACGAACATTGGATCCAGCGGCTTTTAATTCAGCATTAATTTGTTCATAGGTTTTTCCATCTTCCATGCCTTTACGAATAATATCTTCAATCTTATTATTTTTCATAATGTTTTACCTCCATTAGTTTTTTGTATCTTTTGCAGCCAACATTGCCACAAGCTCTTGATATTCCTCTGTAGTTAGTCTATCTGCCGCCAGATAAACATCCATCTTCTCTTGGAGACCATTTGTGCGCCCTTTTTGAATAAGCAGTTTACAAAGATTAAATACAGATGCCATGATTAAACTCCTTTCACATTAAAGCTATTTTTATGCATTCAATTCCAGCATACAGATCCGCTCTTCATGCTCTGCCATCAAATCAAGAGCAACATCTTCTGCTGTAGGCTCAGGCTCGGGTTCTGGTTCGGGTTCTGGAACAACGCCAGCTGTCATACTTGTGACGGTGTTTCCATCCAACTCAATCAAGACAAAGGGGAATGTCGCAGGAATCGGCATAGTTTCAGGAATGACAGCCCAGCCTTCCGGTACGGTCTGAAAACTACCTGTTTGGTTTCTATGCGCTCCGTTTTCAAGCGCAGTAATCTCAATAATTTTCATGTACGCACCTCCTTAACCGAAAACAATATATCGATACGTAACATTTGAAGCGTTGCCCTGGGACTGCGGCCCATACGCTGCATTGTCCGTATCATTTGTGTACCAAGAAATAGATTTGCCATCGAATGTGCAGTACACCATATATCCGATTGTATGTGTGCCGGTTCCTACATAAGAAACGGTGTTACCATCGTTGATTAGGAACATTCCGGCATTTCCTCCGGCTGTGATATATACAATCTTTGGGATGCAGTTAAACGTCAGGCTGTTCGGATTTGCCTCACCATAAGCACCAGTACCCACATAACTTCCAATTTCTACACTACTTGCCACAGGTAATTTCTCAAAAGGCACCCCAATATATTCATACTCATACCCACCAGAAGAACCGCTATCTGGATATGCGTTTCTGTTGTTGGATTGCAAGTATTCCCAATCCGTGTATCCTTGGGTACCTACAGAAGAAACAACAGTAACGTTACCGGAGCTGAAATACAAGCTATACCTAGACGTATCTCTACCATACGCTGGAGTTGTAGCAAATTTATATACGGTAGAAGGATCTGTATATAGATTTGTTACATATTTTCCCGCCAGTGTTCCACCAACAGTGGTACCTCTGTTTGAATAGCTGACATCAACTGTTTGTGGATTAACAAGGCTAATTGTTCCGGTAGATTGATCAACAGAAATAGAATCTGAATAATTGATTGGTCTAGTAGCAGACGTAGACCCAGGATTGTAAATAATATATACCTGTTTTGTGCTTGGTGATTCAGTTGTGGTATACACCGTGGTCGGCTGTCTTCTCCGCCACCAATACTGTGCATACTTTCCAAGGAATGCAAATACATCATCTGGGACTGCACTTGCACTTAACTGATATTTAGCCAAAGTATCACTAGTTAACGTCTGTTCACTTGTAAAAACACCATCAACTTGTGTACCGATTGTTTTTGGGTATAAAGTGTCATAATCTGTACCGTTAAATTCTTTCATAACGATATTCTTTTCAACTGCCAAAAAATTCCACTCCTTTACTCTATAATTTGAAACCAAACCTCACCAACATTTTGAGAAGGTTGTGCTGTTTGGCAAGGAATTTTATCAGTTTTAAAATTTGGATCGTTTAATCCTTCAACTTGCGTAATAAAATTTGTTAAATCATTAAGATTTGTTGCTGTTAAAGACTTTAATGCAAGTTGAGTTTTTTTAAGCAAAGCAACAGCTTCTGCATAATTACCAGCCTGATATAAAGTTTGAAATTGTGTCCATTTATCTTTATCTTCTAAATGAATATCTTGATATTTCATATATTACCTCTTATCCTGTAACTTGAAACCAAAAATCAGATTTTTCTTGGTTAACAGGTTGAGTTTCTGATACAACATAAGCAGGAGAATAACGCGCCCCAAAATATTTTTGTACAGCAATTACAGTATCATTTATTGTATTGAGATAATCAGCGGTTACAATCTTATTCTGATTGTTAGGAATTTGAGCAAGAATCTGTTGAGCAAGAGACAAATTACCAACTTGCATAGCATTTTGATATTGTTGAACTAATATTGCGTCTTGTGCTGTAATATCTTGCATTTGAGGAAAATTTTGAATCTGGTTTGGGAAAGATGTTGCCACAGATTATCACCTCCTTAATAAATTGGATAATACGGATAAAAACTAATCATTGATACTGACATTGTTGAGCTAACACTACTATAATCCACAGAGTAAGACTTGACAATGTATCTGTTTTGTATTGTACTATCTTTGGGGGCATGAGATACAACGATATTTACATCTATCCAAGGGATAGGGATAATGTCAAGTGTAAGACTATCATTTAGTCGACATTTCCAATAGATCTCAACTTTAGCCCTTTCCAACGCCAATTCATCAGATATAATATTGTCATACTCTCCCCCGCACAGCACCTGTCTAATCACCCCAACCGACCCATTCACATAAAATGGGCTATCAGGGTTTTCATCTTTCCATGTGGCCTTAGCTTGTTGGTGACCCAAGAACAACCATGTTCCATTGGCCTGATACTGTGCAACGTAATACACATTATTTTGTAATGAAGTAATGTGCGCCCCGTTAGAATCAACCAAATCCTTAGCCCCAAACGAATTAATGGCCAGTTGTATATTACCAGATACAGCACTATTAGGAGTGAATCCTATAATGTCATATTCGTTGAGTTCTGTCAACTTGGCAATGGTCATAGTAATCACGGCCCCAGACACGCTAATTTCAGATGGGTAATACTCAGGATTGTGGGTTCGGCCATACACCTCAATGTAATTCTTTACACTGGCAAAATCGGTGCTAACGTTCTCCCCAACCAACACACTCTCCCAAATGTCATCGTCAATCATAACAGGCTCATCTTTCCCAGAGGGGATAAGCTCATAGTGAAACACGCCATCTACATCAAAGTAAATCTGATATTGGGGTAGAATGTCCCGCAAGGCCGACAGTATATCAAATACATAACCGCCTTGGTCAATCTCTATATCGTAAGGAACAGCCTGTACCGTACCATCTTTGTTCTTGCACTCACTAACGATGTACTTACTAAACCCACCCAACTTGAGCGTTGCAATCATGGCCTCACGCACAGACTCTCCCTTCTTAATAACAGTAGGAATACCCTCAAGTTGACCATTTCTGGCCCCAGTCAGCTTAGACATCAAATCAAGGCCAGAGAAGGACAGGGTATTATTAGTTGCATCGTATTGCCAAGTGGGTGTATCAATCAGATAAATTCCTTGATTATACCATTGAATTTCGTCCGTATAAATGTTCTTGAGGCCGATATATACTTGTATATACCTGTCTAAGAAAATGCGTCCTCCGGGCTGAATATCAAATGTTTTATTAACCGCTACAAGGCTCACATTACAACTGCGCCTCAAATCACTATCAGCGTCACACTGAATAGAGCAAGACAGCATATTACCGCTAACCTCATCTACCGTCCTATACTGAAAATCAAGCAAATTGAGCTTAATATACCGCTCTACATTGCGTTGTTTGATGATATTATAATCATTCTGAGTGATGTTTAACATACCATCACCTCTTTGTAGGAATCAAGCCGTTTTCATACAGGTCGGTTTTATCGTTGGGGTCGCCGACCTCTGTCCATTCGGCGTTTACTTTAACCATACCTTGGCCATAATTGTTATCATAGCTCAAGGTGGGATTACCAGTAAAGTAAACAAGCCAATTATTGCCATTCATGTCCTTGATGATTTTGGGTTTCTTGTTCAACAAGAATTTAAGCAAAGCCTCTTTTTCTTTAGTTATATCCACTCTATTTAGTTGCCGATTATTATCAAAATCATCAGGCAACACCCAACCACCAAATGTTCCCGTCTGATAGTTAATGATACTATTACTTACTACCACTGGGTATTGGCGATTATAAGGTTGGAATACACCCACCTGTTGATTGGATGTGTTATTGTTATATTCAATTCCCGCATGGAACTTGAACACAGTATCCACATCACATACAAACACACCCTCAAACTTGCTCAAGATAGACTCAATGATATAGCTACCCTCAACATCTTCCATAACAGGCACAAAGGCATATTCATACTCAGTATTATAGGCGTTTAAATTGTCGGTTACAATAAAACTCAAATCCTCTGGTTTTGAAACAGGAATTTGTTTAATAGTAATCCAATCAAATGTACCTTTAACACGGCGTTTAATACGAACAGATGTAATACCAGCAGTCATTTGCTCAACATTACCAGCAGATGCGTTTCCTTCAAAATCAGCATTCATAATAGTATTAATATCCCAATCAGTAGGGACGATACTGCTGTAATCAAAAGCTACATTTCTTGTCACATTAAAATGGTCAAAAATGCCGTTTTGCAATCTTGTATTAGTAATGTTATTAATATTAGTAGGCGTTGGATCTACTGAGTTACTATCGCTACAAAAATTATATCCAATCAACCCAATCAAACCACAACACCTCGATTCTCAATTTTTAATTCATATAGATTGTCTACTCGCCTCAGCCAAGTAAACAGTTGTTCAGTATTCTCGGGCAGGGCGATATGCTGAGACTCAATCGTATAAGCCCAAGTATCACCACTATGCCAAGCCCTCATCTCAAACCAACATTGTGTATCGTCAACACAATAAACAACAGTGATAATATCGCCATTGGCATTACTAAACCTAAAAATTTCTTTGTTAGGCCGATAATGCCGACCCCACAACCGCATCGTCCAGTTGCCATTTATCTCATACCCCTTAACCCATTTCACATAATTGCCATCAGCCCTCACATCAATTTCCTTGTTATCAATGTAAGTGGCAGGGTCAGGATTGGTCTCACCATCAATACCAATAATGTTAGATTCAATGGTAATATAACCACCCTTACAGTTGTTGGTTAAAAATAGAAAACTAAATACATTGGGTGCAATATAATTAGTTACAAAATTAATTTTACCAGTTGTAATTTGTGTGCCATTTGCAGTAACGCCAGTTGCTTCAATACTATAACTAGCCCTATCTTCCAAACCACTGAACAAATATGAAATTGTTAAAGGTAAAGTAGAGTCGGTGTTATACATTGTCCCTGATGTACTAATCAAAACGCCAGACGCACTATATAGATTAAACACATAGGCGTTTAGAGTCTCGCCTTGCTCCTGATTATAAGTCACATTAAAAGCAAAGCTACTATTAGTTACTACATTACCAGTCGGCATATTGCTGATAACAAACGTGGGTTGACTATAACAATAAAATTGAATAGGAGTAGATGGGCTTGATTCATTACCTTGAGCATCTTTTGTAGTTAATGTGGCTTGATAATACGTACCATTTGTTAGCGTATTGGCAGGTAAAATATGTTCAAATTTAAATGTAGATTGAGTTTGTGAATACACAGTTGCTAATGTTGTGTTATTTTTTATTGTCAATGTATTTGCAACTACCTGAGAACCACCAACAACATTAAATGTGAATGTTTGTACTTGTGTAGCGTCAAACGCTGGAACATTATATAAAATAGGCGTAGTTAAACCCATTTAATCACCCCCTATATTTCTTGATACCAAAAGTCGCCCGTATTCATATCAGTAGGTTGACTTGCTGATGTTACTATTTTTATACCAGCACTTATTATTACATCGCCCGTTTGACCGTTTACAGATTTTACAGGTGCTTCAGATGCAGTAATATATCCAGATCCATTGATAAGTTGATTATTATTAGTGGGAACCGCAATATTTACTTCTTTGTTGATTATTGGTTGAGCAGTCCCATTGACTTTAATAGTATCAATTTTACCACCATTAGCTTCAACATAAGCTGGAATACCACCTGCTGTGGCTACATTACCATTAGGGTCATATGTGGCTTTAAGCATATCACCAGCCCCAGCCGCACTCAACGCATCACTAACAGCTTTCTCACTCGGTACTTTGCTTGTACTTGTTCCAAGAGTTGTAGTAACATCGGACGTAGATACTGCGCCCACATCAGACGCACCCAACGACACCGCCCCAGTCTGACCATTGACAGAAGTAACAGGATATGGAGGTGGGTTAGATGCTGAATATTGCTTAACATTATCAACATTGCTTAGACCAATATCTGATTTAACAAGAGTAACTGCACCTGTTTTTGTGTTTACAGATGTAACAGGTGCTTGAGCAGATGTGATAAATCCACTATCATTATCTAACTCACTCGTCTTAGATGGAATAGATGTAGTATCAGGCAACGCTCCTACATCACTGGCTTTAGTAGGTACAGTAATATTGATTGTTTTATCAGTTGAGGCATTAGCTGTAAAAGTGCCAACAGAAACGCCATTGCGTTGGACATCTAATGTTGCATCATTAACAATAGGAATAATTGTAGTATCAGATAGAGCACCAACATCAGCCGCAGTAAGCACCACTACCCCGGTTTTGCCATTCACGCTTGTAACAGGCGCAGATTCTAACTTCTTATCAAGTTGTGTTTGTATATTACTTGTTATACCATTAAGATAACTAAGCTCAGTAGAGGTAACTAGACTAACAGCAACTTTACCAGACGCATTAGAAATTAATGCTCTATTAGCAGTTAAATTGCTGTCGGTAATGGTACTTGCGCCACCAGCAATAACATCTTGTTTAGAACCAAGCGCTGTGGTTAATGTTGACACATTGCCTTTTAATGTAGTAATATCAGCCTGAGCCATGCCCATATCAGAATCAAGTATGGCTATATTATCTTCATTGGTATTAATTTGAGTTTTAGCGGCATCAGTAAAATCATTGTGAGTACGTACATATGTAGACCCATCACCAACATCATCTTGTGTCAACACAACTGCGCCAGTTTTAGTATTAACTGACGTAACTGGTGCTGACTGCAATGCCGTGTCGGCCTTATCTAAACTCCCCTGTACGTCAGAAGCGAGGTCAGTTTTAGGTATACCGGTAGTAGGTTTAGTATACTTGGCATTAACCTGAGATTCAGTAGCATAGTTACTATCATTCTCAAGTTGGCTCACTTTGGTAGGTATAGTAGGTTTATTAGACAAGCTCTCATAGTCTCCGTCAAACGAACTTGTACCCGCACCAATATTTGTACGAGCTTGAGCTTTTTGCGCATCTGTTAAAGATTGAGAAGTGGTCTTGACTGCGTTTGTTACAACTGTGCCAGTCGAACCATCCACGCTCTTTACTGGCACGTCATTTGCTGTGATAAAACCACTATTATTGATTAGCTGGCTGGTTTCAGTAGGAATGTCTGTGGTCTTAGCATACCCATCCAATACACTGCTATCAATAAAGCCAGAATCGTTGTCAAGCTGGCTGGTTTTTGTAGGAATAGTAGTTGTATTAGGTAATGCCCCAACATCACTTGCAGTTAAAACAACAGCGCCAGTCTTGCCGTTGACACTGGATACACCTGTCTCAGGGTCTTGACCACCAGCACCCGGAACGATAATAAAAGCTGCAGACATATTACCAAATGGGATGAATACTTGATATACTGTACCCACAGTTGGTGTTCCACCATAATATTTTACTGTATTATCTTTTCCGTTAATAGTAAGTACACAAGTTGAGGTGGCAATAGTTTTACAAATACCCGTATATATTTTTGTAGTGTTGTCTTCAACAACTTGTTTTACCATAATTTCAATAGCATCAAGTATCTCATTAGCAAAACTCAATTATCACCCCTCCTTTTTATTACATGAATAAAAAATAGAGGGCGTAAACTACGCCCTCTTATAAGCTCGTTGATAGGCCATTTGTTTAAGACCTGTAATCAACGTTTGTGCATCTCTTGCATTGGGCAGTGTAAGATTATCAATATTAAAAATATTACTCATATTACTTGTTATGGCGTTTGGATTAATTTTACCCCAACCCCACAGATTTCTGGTTACATCAGCAGGGATAACACCGTCACCTTGGTCAAGCACCCTTAACTCAGGCCCTTGTTCACCTACTAAACTTAATCCACCAACAGCGTTTAATGTGCCACCCGCATATTTTTTGCCTTTTAAAGCTTTTATTGCAGTGGTTTTAGCTGTACTAGAACTACTATGGAACCCTTCTCTCATTTCCGCTTCTGTCCAACCACTACCACCAGTAGTTTTTGAGAAGTCAAAATAATAACCTTTACCACTTTGGGGTGCTGCAGATGTATCAGTCTTCTTGGTACTCTTACTACCGTTCAAAGAAGCCATAATACTATTATATTTGTCCGCAAAAGTCTGAGCGTTCATTAATCGCTGTTCCCAATTCTTTTGCTCCAAATCAATACCCAATACTTGCTCAGCAATTAGCCGGTTTTGTTCTTCCGTATATTGATCTACAACACCAGACCATTCATCTTTATATTGATTCCATTGTTCAATTTGCGCATCAATACTGGCTGTAGCTTGGTCTTTGAGTTTATTTAAATTCTCTATCTCTTTACGGAGAGCTTCATCACGCTCATAAGCATCAAGTTCAGCCTGAGCCGCAGATATGGCCTCAACGTCTTGCATATACTGGAATTGGCCATTAGAGAATACATAAAGCCCCTTGTCCTTGGCTTGAGCCAGATTGTTGAGCAATTGTTCATATTGGATCTGCCGTTCAAGTTCGTCATTAGTGTCTTGTAGAGCTTGAATTTGGTCTTCATAGAATTTCTCTATTTCAGATTTTTGTGTTTCAAGTTCATCTATTTCTTCTCTAATCTTTTGAACAACATAACTTGCCGCTATCTCATAATTGGATTTTTGAGCCTCGGCCGCTTTTTTAGCTTCTTCTTCTTGTTTAGATGCTAATTCTTCAGCCAACTTAGCACGACCACTGTAAATCTTTTCTTCATAACTATACATGTTCTGATTAATCTGATTTACATTAAGGCCATACTCCTTCATATGAGCCGTAGCGTTTGTTTTATATTGCTCCACAAGTTTCTCAAGTTGATTATAATAATCTTCTTGAGTAATTTTGCCCATAGCAAGCAAATGGTCTAAATCTTTTTGTAAAGATTGGAAATTTTTAAGAGCTAAATCCGTAACAGACTTACTCCCAGAAGATGAAGATTTAGCTCCACCAGAACCAGAAGAACCAGATACTATACCAACATCTCGTACATCATAGCCTTCAACAGAAGAAACATTTAATGCACGCCCAAGATCTCGCAACGCAGTTTGCGCCGCAATGCTAATTGAAGCAGCTTGGTTTAATTTTTCACGATTTGCTTGAGTTGGATTTATTGAATATTCAGTTAAAATTAATCTAGCTGTTGCTTGATACCCTTTTGCGACAAGTTGTAATTGTTGTAAAGTTTTTTGTGCTTTGTCTTTAGCATCTAAATAAATCCGACCATTGGCACTTATAAAACCACTTACAGAATTAATAGCCTCGTTTTGCGCCAAATAATAACTATCACCAACTTGGGTGATATTGGCTGCCAGTTCTGGATATTTAGATTTAATTGCATCTACTTGCGCCGCATTAAGTTCAATTGAATTACCAAACTTTTCAGTATGTTGAGCAGCATCTTCATAAGCAGTTGCAAGACTATCAAGAGCATCACGAGCACTTGTAGACTCATCACCCACGAGTTGGTGAGCTTGGGCTAATGTACCAAGTTTACTTGTAACTTCATCATATAGTTTTAAATCTTCATCTGTTAAACTATGATTAGTTTTAAGCTTTTCAGTTAATTCATTAGCCTGCTTAATAAGTTCTTGTTCATAGGCTTCACCAGTTTTATAAACTTCACCTTGAACTGTTTCAAATTGTACACCAAGAGCTTCTAATTCTTGCCTAGTTTTCTTAGAAGCATTCGGAATATAATTATCAAGATACTTTACAAGCTCTTCATAGGTTTCAAAACTCTGGCCTTGTAACCCACTATCAAATCTACCAGCATATTCCCCAGTAATACCAGAAACTTGAATTCTTTCACCAGTGACATATCCGCCTTTTAAGGATTGTTTGGCTTTCTTTTCAGATAACGTTTCAAGTTTATCTATCTGAGCTTGTAGCTCGTCATTCTCTTTCTCAAGAGCTTCTTTTTCATCTAAAATCTCTTGAGTGCGCTCATTCCAAGGCAAGTCACTGATTTCTTTAAGCCGCTCTTTATTAGTTTTAAGCTTGCCATTAGTATCGCTAATTTTTGTTTCAAGCTCTTCAAAAGATTTTCTACTATCTTCGGTAGCTTTCCATAAAGCGCCACCAACAACTAAAACACTAGCAATGCCAAGAATAATAGGCAAGGTAATACTACCAGCCGCACCAACACCCGTAATAACTCCTGCTAGATTTTTAAATTGTTCAATACCAACCTTAAAAATGCCAAGTGCCTTAGTTAAAGATGTTGCGCCCCAGCCCAAACTAGTAAGTAGCACAATCTGTGTAACAATCTGACCAAGATCAGTGTTTGCTATCTGCAACAGGCCGTTAGCCAAGTCAAGAACGGCTTTGGCTAAATCGCTGCTGATAACATTATTAGCAAAATCTTGAAATGTGGATTGAACTTGAGATAACTTAGCCTGAATAGACTCCATATATGCAGAGTTTTCACGCATCGCAGAGCCTTGAGAATCAAGGGCTTTGTTGGTTGCGTCAACTGCATGGCCGAAGTTGTTCATTAAGGCCAAGAAATTGTTTAACTGTGTTGTACCCGCTATTGTAGTGGCAATATACTTTTGACTGTTATTGTCAAGAGTATCCCACTTTTCAGCCAAACCAGCAAGCAAATCATAGCCACTTTTAAGTTGGCCGTTTTCATACATCTCAACACCAAGTTGTTCAAAGATTGTTGTTATTTTCTTGCCGTTAGATGAAGCATCATCTAGAACTTGAGCAAGGTTGGCCATAATAGCATTAAGGCCACGAGAAGCCTTGCTTGCGTTCTTGGTTTGCTCTGTGATTGCGGTCATGAGGCCGATAGTTTGTTCAAAACTGTTGTTCATACCAGCGGATGAAGAAGCAACTACCTTGAGGCCGGTCGCCAAATCGCCAGTGCCTACGGCAAAGTTGTTTGCTACTTCATTCAACGCATCAGCAATGTGCATAGCATTGCCTTCTACATCGCCAGTTGTTTTATTAAACGCTATTAACTGAGAAATTAAAAATTGTGCGGCATCGCCAGTAGAAATAGATTCATCTGCTACGTTTTGGAATATAGAGCTGACCTGTGCCAATTGAGCAGCGTCTTTGTCATTAAATCCATTTTTACGGTATTCAGTCGCCGCACTAACCATCTCTGACGGTTAATTATTAACGCTTAATCTTTTCTTCAAATTCGATTGTGCCATTTTTAGATTCTTTACGTTCTTTAACAAAATTACGATAAGCATTGTCATATTCATCTTGCCGTTTAAATTGATTTCTGGTGCTTTGACTACTTCCAGTTGACAGCACAAAAAACACAATTGTAAATAACCAAAACCCTAACGCCAATCCAATATTATTAGCCTGAAACCCCATAATAAAACACAATACAAACCAAATAATAGCAACAATCATATTATATACTCCTTTCTAATGTGAATACATAATATCATATAAAAGATTAAATGTCAATAATTTTTCCAAAGTTTTTCAGACTTTGCCTGAGTAATTCTTCACCCTATAATTGGAGGGCCGCTCTGTATACTCGATTGACACACCGCTCATCACGGCTTCGTGCCCAATCTGCCCTTTTTAACAGTACTTAGGGCTTTCGCCCATATACCATCCTTATCGTTTTAATGATTTCTCACATTCACACTTAGGCTTATCTCATCCTTATGTTGTAGTGATAAGGCTCTTGAGGCTTTCAAGGGTTTAGGAGCTATTCTCGGTGCTGGTTTACCATCCCATCACCCCGGCTCAGACCGATTTGGTTTACCGGTTCGCCCTACTGCCAGACCCATCTTTGATAACTTAGATACATAATCATCAAGGGAACTGCCAGATAAGTCAGATACTTTCTTAAATTCAGTTATGGAATTATCAAGCTCTAATACTTGACTTGCAAGCGAACTTATAATATCTATGGTTTTAGAGAATACCTCATTTGCTGAGTTAAAGTTAAGCTCTAAATCCTGAATATCTTTGCTTGCTTGCTTAACACTACTTGTGTCAAGGTCAATCTTGGCACCTTTTATTTTATTTAGTTGTTCTTGAATTTGTTTTGTTTGTAGATTAACGTCTACAAGTATTGAGTAGTTCGCCATTCACTCACTCCTTTTATAGTGAATTTGGCTTGCCAATATGCTTGACTTTGATTTGGCTGTAAGCAATCAATATTGCATCACTTTGGTCGTCATTATTAAACTTACTACTATCAGACTTCCACACCAAATTAAGCCCAAACAAATCATTGGCTTTTTCTATTGATTTTCTTTTCATTTCGGCTCGTTTAGTACCATTTCTCGTTCCATCAAACAAGCCCATATGACTGCGCCACTGGCTTGGAATTAAAAACTCAATAGGTATATTAAACGAGGCCGCAACACCATAAAAAAATCCTTGCACAGCGCCTAACTGCACAAGGATTTTAGGATTCTGCGCCTTTAAGGGCACATCTTCCATATATATCTTATCAGGATGATATTTGTTCAATATCTCTATTAGCTTAGGGGCTTGATTAACAGTGCGTTCACGCCAATCTTGTCCTTCAGACTTAATCACACCATAAGCTACTAGTTCTTTTCCATCAAAGATACTCCAACCCGTGCTCTTAGTGGACGCATCAATTCCGCAAACCACCATAAACTGTCTCCTAATCTTTTACAAAGAAAATGGCCAAGTTATGTCGGGTAAAATTTAACCCTTGTCTTCTCATGCCCTCTTCAAATAATTTTCTCATTCTATTTGGCCCAAGCCATTTAATAAGTGTATTCCATACATTGCGCTTTTTTGTCCATGCTTGACCTTTGAATCGTTTACTATTTTTAGCGTACCCCTCTTGATAGATAGCACCAGCTAATCCTTCATAGATAATATCGGCCAAATATTCTTGTATTGGTTGACCATCTACAATAGAAGCATGATGATTACCAAAAGCCATCATCTTATCAGGGTCATAAGCCATTTCACCTGTTGCCATATCACCCGTAATATGTGTATTGGTATCCCACGCTTTTTTAAACTGGCCAGTTCTATCATATTCAATTGGTTCATATCCATCATAAACAATTTGCTGAACTAACTTTTCGTTTTCAGCTAAAATTTGTTTGACAACATAATCAACAGCCCCTTTTAATGCTGGCATAAGCATGGTTTTAACTTGAGCATCGTTCCTCGCATTACTTACCATAATTTTTCATTACGGCCTTAAAAGTATCGGTCTTAACAACTTTAGAGGCATCTTTCAGCAGTTTATAGCCAGCACGAGTTAAAGATTCTGTATAGTCAAGTGCTTTGTAAACCTCATCAATATTGATAACATTATCTCTTACGCAATCCATTAGCCCACTCATAACAAACATCTCATGGCCAACTTCCTCAAGTTTCTCTTTGCCAATATCAGTAGTGTGCATCAGTACAAGCATATCAATATTAGTTTGTCTTGCAGACCAACTATCATCTTCTTTACTCGCCATCTCAACCGCATTAACAATCTGCTGAATCTGAGCATAAGTTAGATATTGCCGGATATCAATATCGTAAATATTACTATGAATTACCTTTTCTTTTAATTCTACCATTCCATTCATTCCTTTCATTCAATTAAAATTTCACATATTGCGAAACGTATAACACTCCCATACCCAAAACAACCACAATCCAAGGGAAATTATGCTTTAAGTAAGCCCGAATATCAAACTTGCCAGCCTCTTCCAAAGTTGTTACCTTAGACTCAACAGTGCTTAACTTATCAGCCGTAGCCTTATTAGCCCTTTCAAAGTCTGCTTTCATTTCTTTCATTTCCCTTGCTTGTTCATCCATTTTATCATTTAATTTAACCATAGACATTTGTACATCTTGCATAGTCTGAGTCAAAATCTCGTTACTCTTGACACTGCGCTGAATTAAATCTTGAAGAAATGGTCGTGTGCTTTCAAGTTTAGTAAGCCTGTGGTCATGATCATCTAATTTTGCGTAAATTTTACTGGTTTCGCCCTCTGCCATTATCGCTCCCTCACTCTCTTAATTTATATTCGCCGGACTTCATTTTCCTAACACGGACATAAAGAGGTGTGTGGTCAAATGGATTTTTTACCTTAATAGTTATGTCATTATAATCAATATATAGCCAGCCCTTGCGTTCGTCCCTTACTCTACAATACCCTGTTGGGGTATTTGCTTGTTGCTTAACCTTACAATCGTTAGGCATATTGGGAGATGGTTTAAATCCCCTAATTTTATCACAATAATACATATAGGGGCATACAGATTGGGTTACTCTACATTGATTCCCACTTACATATTCACACATTTCTTACTCCTTAAAAAAATTGGGGGGGAAGGTTATTCACCAACCCTCCCAAAAGAAAGATTAAATTAAGCAGTAACGGTTACGGTGGCATAAGCAGGGGGCACGTTAGGAGCATTCTTTAGAGAAACCTCAATAACAGCCACACCATTAACACCGCCAGCACT